AGTTTCGCAGGCCCGGATGCACCCACCCTGACGCCAGCTGAACGAAACGGAGAGCAAGGATGCTCAAAGACAAGTTGCTCGAAGACGGCTTGACTGAGCCGTGGCGAGAGTTTCTGGAAGCGATTCTCAAGAACTCCGTCCAGAACTGCCGCTGGCTTTCCAGGGCCGTCCGAAACAAGCGCAAGTGCATGAACACCAGCTACGAGGGCAGCTGGGCAAAGCGCCTCATTGGCGCGTGCGTCGCCTGGCGCTGGATCTTTGGGGGCCGCGAGTGCCCCCTTCCGTTCGGAGATCTGTGCGACGACCTGGGCGTGGACGAGGGCTATATCCGCGCCAGGATCTTGGGCGATTGTCCCAACCAGCTGGACATAAACCAGGTGGTCGACCATCTGGTCTCCGAAATGCCAACTCGCTTGAACAGAAAAGAGCGAGATCGAGGCGACGCGGAGATCGTGGTTGAATGGGAAAGCCTAAAAAATGTCCGGTCCATGAGAGCGTGAGCTCCTGACCGGCTGCACGACCGGGAGGGAACCATGCCTGGTACTGGTGTTTCGGACTTGCCGCTCGCGTCAGATGCGGCCCAGCCGGATCTTGTGGCAAAGGTCCTGGCTTTCGTCGATCGAGCAAAAGCGGCCTCGTCTGGCGGGCTCACTGTTGCCGAGTTCGGTGAGCTGCTGTTTGAGCTGCTTCGCCTTGCCATGAGCGGAGTTGCCGCCATGGAGGTCCCTGGCACGGACAAGAAGGCGTTTGTCATGAGCTCGGTTGCCGCGCTCTTTGACGCCATTGCCGACTCCTGCGTCCCCACCTACCTGGTTCCCGTGTGGTGGATTGCCAAGCCAGTCATCCGGACCCTAGTCCTTGCGCTTATCGGCGGCACGAGCGCTGGCGGACAGCCCTCTGGTGCCGTCGAGGCCCTGCTTCCGAAGGGGTAATCATGTCGTTATGGGTTCTCATCATCGCGGCAATCGCCTGGTTTTTCTTCGTCCCGCCGAAGGATAAGCCCCAGGCCGTGTTGTCGCTGCCGGTTTTGCCATCTTCCGCGCACGGCATTCAGTGCCTGCAATCGCTCCGTAAGCAACTCGCGGCTGACGAGAAGCTGACTCCGGATCTCAAGGCAGCGTTCGACTCGATCGCCGCTGCCTTCAAGGATGGAGGTGCTGCGTGAATCGGACTGACCCGCGCACGCTGATTGCCATCGCGGCAGTCGTGTTTGCGCTTTGGCAATATCAGCAGGACGGGCGTCAGCCGGCCCCACCCTTGCCGCCCCAAGGGTTCGCGCTCAAGGGCCTGTTCGTCGGGCCGACCGCTAGCGAAGACGCCGTTTCGATTGCGGCCATGACCGCCGAACTTGCGGACCAGCTGGACTGGGATAGTCGCCAGGCGTCTCCCAAGGTTGTGACCGGCCAGGCGTGGGATGACTTGCGCATCGCGGTTCGCGAACAGCGAATGCGCGGAGTGAGCATCGGCGAAAGGCAGCCGCACGTGAGGGACGCGATCCACAAATACCTGGATGAAAAGGCTGGATCCAAGGGTGGTGAGATGACGCCCGAAGACCGCGTGAAGTGGGTCATGGCGTACCGCGAGATTTCGAGGGCTGCAGAAGATGCCTCAAAGTAAGCCGTCCGACAACCCGTTTGACATGCGCTGGCTGATTGCTGGCATTCTGACGTCACTTGCTGCGTGGGCTGCGGTCCAGCTTGCGCAGGATCTCTACGTCAAGTACGCCATCGTTCGCTCCACAGACTTCGGGTACACCCCGAATCCCGATGGGGTACGCAGGTTCCTGGGCGAACTTGAGCGCCCGACGTTTCGCGATGCTGGTGCAGAGGCGATTGCCGGCGCGAAGGGCAAGGACTCGTTCCCGTATCGGTCTGCCATCAAGGCACACCACGCCGTCTACGGCAAGCCTTTCGGCCCGTGGAACCAGGGTAGCGCCGGAACTTGCGTAAGCTTTGGTTGGGGGATGGGGTCGTACATCGGCCAGTGCGTGGACTGGACCTGCGGTCGGCTGGCCAATCCGCCGCCCCTTGTCAGCACCGAGCCGATCTACGGTGGTAGTCGAACCGCCGGCCGTCTTCCGCCTGTGGATTTCGCAGGATGGTCAGATGGCAGTTACGGGGGCGCTGCCGCTCGCTGGGTGGCTGGCCTGAAGAATGGAACAGGCGGGATTCTCTACCGCCAGAAGTACGGCAGCTTTGACCTCTCGGAGTACTCCATCGAGAAGTCGAGGGAGTGGGGCGCGTACGGAGTTCCGGCTGAGCTTGCCAGGGAAGCCAACAAGCACACGGCGCGTTCAGTCGCCCTCATCGAAACCTACGAGGGTCTCTGCGCTGCGCTGGAGTCTGGCTATTGCGTTCCGGTCTGCAGCAATGTTGGCTTCGCAAAGACCAACGTGCGCGACAAGGACGGGTTCCTGCCGAGAGGCGGCACGTGGAACCACTGCATGCTGGCCTGCGCGGTTCGGCATGCGCAAAACGAAGGCGGCCGTGATGGGATCCTCCTGATCAACAGCTGGGGTGATCGGTGGGTGACTGGGCCGAAGTGGCCTGCGGACCAGCCGGACGGCAGCTTTTGGATCAGCAAGGCTGACGCCATCTCCATCATCTCGCAGGGCGACTCGTTTGCGATTGGCGGAGTCGATGGATTCTCGTACCGGCAGCTGGACAACGGCAACTGGCTTGGGCCAGTCGATGGCATTACTCGTAGGACTCCGCAACCGGCGCGGCTGATCGCCGGAACGTACAGCCTGGCACCATGACAATGATGAACAACCGCAAGTTCCTGATCGGCCTCGTCTTGCTCGCTGCGCTCGCTGGCGTGTGGCTGTGGAAGTCTCCGGACTCGCCGCTCGCGCCTAAGAAACCGGATCGCCCGGTGCTTCACGCGATCGTAAGGCTCAGTCGCTACGCGGCCCGACTGGGCTTGTGGATTGCGCTCTGCGGTGAGGATCAAAGCTCGCAACCGCAGATGGCGCACGCCAAGATTGGCGAAGACGGATCACCGACGATCGACAACGGATCTTGCTGGTAAGGAGAGACGCATGAACGCCTGGCGCTGGCTGATCTCCGTGCTTGTGTCGATGTCCTCTCACCCAGATGCAATTCACGACGAGGCGCCAAAGGCCGCCGCCGCCGTGGCAGTTGCGTATGCGCGACTGCCACGGCGGGACGCAGCGCTCGATCTGACGCCAGAGCTTCCTAGCCCAAAGCAGCCGACTGTGAAGCCGTGTCGTTGTGGAGGCGCCTGCTCTCCAGCTTGCACGTGCGGGTGTCATCGCATGCCTTCTCCTGCCATGGGGTGCTCAGGCGAGAGGTGCAAGAAATGAGCATAAGCTCTCGCCTTCTTCGGCCCGTTAACCGCCCGGCTCCGGATCCCAAGGTGACCTACACCGTGGTGACTCGCAGCTCGCTCAATGTCATTACACGCAGCGGCGACCGGATTGTTGCCCAGTACTGAGGTGAGAGATGGCCGACGTCTACGTATCGACACTCCCTGACGGCACGGTTGGAACTACATCGTGGGTCATGTGCGAGGATGCAGCAGGCACCACCACATTCCGCGTTGCGGTCAGTGCAATCGTAGCCCTGGTCACCAATGCCAGTCAGCTGACAACCGGCACTGTCGCGTTCGCGCGCCTTCCCGTAGGCACCTCCGGCAGCACGGTGTGTGTCGGCAACGACAGCCGGCTCTCAGACAGCCGCGCCCCGCTTTCTCACAAGGGAACGCACTTCACTGGACAGTCCGACGCGATCTTGCCGGCCGACATTGGGGCTGCCGCCGCCGTCCACAACCACGTGCTGGCCTCCGTCACCGACGCTGGAACTGCGGCCTCAATGAACGTAGCTGCCTCTGGAAACGCCTCAGTCTCTCAGGTCGTGACTGGCAACGACACGCGCCTGACCAATGCCCGCGCGCCGACCTCGCACGCCACCAGTCATCAGCTCAACGGCGGCGATCCGATCCTGCCTCGGGTCCTTGCCACGACCCTCACCTCCAGCAACAACCTGGACGTCACGGGCTATGACATCGTCCGGGTGACCAGCTCTGGCAACATCACGATTACAGGCATCGTGGCCACGGCACCAGTGCTGATCGTGAATGAGAACGCCAGCGGAGGTGGGACGATCACTCTCGCTCACGAGTCTGCATCCTCGACGGCGACCAATCGAGTTCGCTCGCAGACCGGCGGGGACATCGTCCTTCAGCCAGACGGCGGCCAGGTGTGGCTCTCGAACTCCTCTGTTGCCAGCCGATGGAGGGCCTGATGCTCTCCACTGCTGCATCCATCAGGCGAAACCCCAGGGCTGTCTCCGGGCTGCTTCTGTGGCTGGACGCTAAGTCCATTGCCCAGGAAGGCCCATTGGAGTCATGGGGTGTTGCCAGCGCCCCGTCCAAGTTCAACCGCCCCACTGTCACGCTCGGCCAGTATCCGGCGGTCCAGTTCGACGGAGAGTACGCCTGCCTGACGCTGCCGCAGATCACCTCAGGGTCAACCTGGAGGGCCTTCGTCGTCGGCACCCGAGCGGGAGGCTCGACCTACGGCACGATCCTACAGCTTCTCAGTGGCGCCAACACCCAGGCAGCCATGGTTGCAAGCAACAATGACGCCACCCAAGGGCCGGTTTTGGTGTCTTCAGGCTCCACTCATGTCAAGGGCGGGGTCCTGGCAACAGGTGCGAGGCGAATCCTCACCGTTGGCCCTAGCTTGGTGAAGCAGAATTACGTCTCGGCATCAACCTCAGCGGTCTCGGCACCGATCGTCGTCTCGGGATCGCTCTCGATGATCGGAGCGGCCAACTCCAGCGCCCCCATCCGGTTCTTCGACGGCAGCATCAACGAAATCCGCCTGTACTCCAGCCTCACCGCCAGCCAGGAGGCGTCGATCTACGCCGAGCTGGCAGAGAAATGGGGGATTGCATGAGGTTCTTTCGCCTCAACCTCAACACTGATGCTGAGTACGAAGCAATACGGGCCAGCGTGGACAGCCAGATCGGCTACTCCGGCAGCCTGACCTGCATCAGCCCCTACGCCACGGCTCCGGTTGACCAGAAGGGGCGGGTGCTGCTGTCCCTCACCGACAACCAAGCAGGTTATGCCTCGCTCCTGTCTGCGTTCTCGGCTCTGGCCCTGGTGAAGAAGGCCAAGGAACTCACCCAGGACGAGTATGACGCCAGCTTCTTCCCGGCCCCATCCGGCGTCGGTGGCGTTTCCTCATGGAACGACCTGACTGACAAGCCGACGAGCTTCATTCCGACCGCCCACGCGCACGGCAACATTACCAGCGCTGGGGCGATTGGAACGGTGGCTGGCAGGATTCTCACCACGGACACCGATGGCTTAATCGTGACGTCGGCGGTGGGCGTGGGGATGGTCTATGAAGACGGATCAATTGGGCCGGACCTCCCGTACATCAAGACGCAGCTTTCGACCGTCGCCACCACTGGCGCGTACTCAGATCTCACCGGCAAGCCCACGATCCCGTCTGCCTACACGCTTCCCGCCGCGACCGTCAGCGCTCTTGGTGGCATGATTGTCGGCACCGGCATGTCGGTGACGAGCGGAACGGTGTCAGTGAGCTACGGCACCACATCGACCACGGCATGCGCGGGGAATGACGCGAGGCTCTCGGATACGAGGACGCCGACCGCTCATACTCAGGCGTTTTCCACGATCACCGCCACGCCGACAACGCTCTCGGGTTATGGGATCACTGACGCTGCGACATCGACGCACACCCACGGCAACCTAACCAACGCCGGCGCGATCGGATCGACCAGCGGCCAGATTGTTGTCACCACGACGAGCGGAGTGCTGACGACCGCCGCGACGATTGCCGCTGCTGCGGTAAGCGGGCTCGCTGCCGTTGCGACCAGCGGAAGTGCGGCCGACCTTACCGGCACGCTTGCCGCCGCTCGGCTCGGCTCCCACGCATCGACGCACCAGACCGGCGGAACCGATGCTGTTTCGTCGGTCGTTGTCACACCGACTAGCCTTGCCGCCGACACGAATGACTGGGCCATCGGCACGGGAGACGTTTTTCGCGTGGCTGGAACAGCCGCCCGCAACATCACCGGCATCGCCGCAGGGACAAGCGGCCTGGCGATTCTGTTGATCAACGTCGGCAGTTTTGCGTTGACCATAAAACACCAGAGCGCCAGCAGCTCGTCCGCCAATCGATTCACTGTCCCGTGGGCTGGTGATTGCGTCTTGGCTGCGTCCGGCGGGGCTGTCGTGCTGGTCTACGACTCGACTTCATCAACGTGGCGGGTGGTCTGATGCTGTCCATCAGGGCCGCAGGGCCGACGATCCACCACGAGGCGATCGACTGGGCCACTCGCGCAACGGCCAACGGCGGCACGATCTCGACAACGGTGCTGCGGGCCGTGAGCGACTTTTGTGCGGGCATGAACCGCGAAGGTTTGCGGGATAGGTTCTATCGGCTCAATCCATTTTCTGGAGGTTTCCTCGGCGCTCTGGTCCCGCTTTATCGATCAACGTCATTCGGCGGATCAGTTGTTGGAAACGCCACGGACACAAACGCCAACTTTGTTTCTGCCGACTTCACGGAAACAGGATCAACTGGTGGCCTCAAGGGGAATCAGTCAAACAAATATCTAAGTACCGGAGTCACATTCGCTGCTGCACCTGTGGCAACGATTTGTTTTGGCGTCTGGGGGCGCGAGATTGAAACCACGACAGGATCAAACAGCGGCCCGCAGTTGATTGGCAGCTTGAATAACGGGACTGGCTTCCAAGGCGCTGTTTTTGGCGCAGCCTGGAATTATGGCGCACTGCGTCGAAATGTAGACGTTACCGGAGCCTCAGGTGCTGCAGCGCCTTATTTGGCTTCCGGTCTATTGTCTTCAGGAGTGATTCAGGCTGGACACGTCGGCAGCAACGACTACCAGCAATTTGCAGACGGCGCAGTTGTTGCAACCGCCACAGGAACACCTGGAGTAGCTAGCGGAAATCAAGCTGGGCCGATTCTTGTGTTTTGCCGAAACCAAAACGGTACGTCTGTTGCCCCAGGAAACTACTCTTCGGCACGCTTGAGCGGCTATTACATTGGTCAAACAATGACGGCAGCACAACACGCTGTTGTGGCGTCTGCGTTGGCGTCTTTACGCGCGGCACTCGGGAGGGCTTGATTATGCTCCTCCGCGACCTGTCGCTGCCGATCAACGTGGACGAGGCCCGTGCATTGGCGCTCGTGTTCGCTCCCGCCTTGGCCGCGAGGCTCGGCGAACTCCACGCCGCCTATGGATCGACAAACTGCGTCCCGGTTCCGTCGCCGCTCGTTGACGGGCGGCTAATGCTCGGTGCCGATGTGCTGACGGAGGTTGCGGCAGGCGGACTTTTGGCAGCGATGTGGAGCCACGCCGACCATTCGGTCCTCGGGGCGAACGTGCAGGTAGTCCCGTGGGATGAGGCCGTGGCGATGATGCAGACGCAAGAGCCGATTCCGTGGGGGATGTGATCAGTGCGCCCAATGACAGACCACGAGCGGACTCTAGCAGAAAGCGTGATGGACATCGTTCCGATTGTCATCAACGCCATGGGAAGATCGTTTCCAGGGATCAGGAAAAAGCTGACGCGAATAGATGCAAGGTCGGTTGCCTACGTTGCCATCTGTCGGGCCGCACAAACGTACGACTCAACCAAGAGCAAACCCGGCACGTACTTTTCGACGGCCGTGAGGAACGCCTTGCTGAAAGAGCTGGCTCGTAGCCAGCGTTTAAGATACGACAGCCCGTTGCGGGTGCCGTGTGAGCTCGCGGAGAAGGAGGACGCGAACGTCAGCGAAGAGCACAAGGCCCTTCACTTCGCGCTTCGCGTCCTGCCTGGAGAGATGCGTCGGCTTGTTGCGAGCAGATATTTTTCGAACCTATCAATCAGTGAGATTGCTGACCAGTCGGACCTGAACCCTAAGACGGTGAGGCGCCGGCTGAGGATTGCGGAGCGCGTGCTCGGAGACCTTTTGGGAATCCAGCCTGAGCCGCCAGACTCGCAAGCCTGACGGAGTTCCGGTTCCACAGGTGGCCGCTCGTTCTCCTTGCGCCTTCTGTCTTGAGCCTCGCCACAATCGAGTCGTAGCTGAGCCCGAGCTCTCTCAGCTTGCCGATGTACTCAGCCGCCGCCCGTTCGTGCAAGTCTTGCGCGTAGTACGAGAGCTTCTTCGCCCCAACCTTCTTCCAGCCCATCGGCGCTGTCCGGTTGTGGGGCTTGCCGGCATTCTTCTTGTGCCGAAGCGCAGCGGCCGTTCGTTCGCTAGCGTACTCGCGCTCTAGTTCCGCAAACGCAAGCATCACTGAGCAGACGCACCGGCCTATGGGTGTGGATGTGTCCAAGCCCAGGTCGAGCGAGTGAACGAACACGCCCTTGTGCGCAAGCATCGCCAGCGTGGAGGCACCGTCTACGACGGAGCGGAACGCACGGTCGAGCTTGGCCCACACGATGTGGTCTCCGGGCTGAGCCAGAGCCCAGAGCCGACGTCCCTGATCCCGCTCGAACATCGGCCTGGATCCGCTGACCGCCGAGTCGTAGATCCACTCGCAGTACGTGTGTTCCGCAAGCGCATGCCGGATGTACCCCTCGACTTTGTGCCGCTGCGCATCCTCCGTCAGCGACTGGTGCGCTGTCGAATGGCGGCCGTACCCGAAGATATTTGCCACAGTACCTCCAAAAAAAATGCCCCCCAGAGCAGCGGCAATACGCCACTGCTCTGGGGGGCGGGTGTCAGAATGAACTAGAAATCGGCCGCCGGCCGAACACCTTGGAAATGCTCTCCAGGACCGCGAGGTTCTGGATCGACGGGAGCGTTCTGCCTGTGGCCCAATTGCTGACCGCACCAGGCGACACGCCGAGCGACCTGGCCAGCTGGCGCTGGCTCATGCCGCAGTTTCCAACCAGCCGTTGCGCGGCCGACGCAACTGGACTCGCCTTCCTGCGCCTCCGGGTCCTGCGCAAGCTCCGTGAGCCCTGAAGAACCGGGAGTTGGATGCCTCGCCCAGCGGCGAGGTTGTTCCTCCATCCGTACAGTTGCGTCACGGACATGCCCATGTGCTGGGCAGTTTCCTCCACGGTGAGTCCAGCGTCAGCGCACTCGACCCACTGATGGATGCGCCGTGCGACGTCTGGCGGCGCTGATCTGATCCTCCTCATTGCTTCTCCTTGAAGAGCGGAACCACCTTGCACCAAGCCGGGATCCGCTGCGCGTAGCGGGTCTCCTGGGTCAGGGCCACCACGACCCTCGCCCTCGGCTGACTGGCAGGCCACGGCGTTGCTGCGTCGGTCACGACAACAATGCTATCTGGCCTGCGCTCCTTGTCGACGCGACAGATGACGGATGACATATCCGTACCGCCGCCTCCAGCCCACCGGAAGTTGCTCACAGAAGACAGTCTCTCGCTGGTGCGGATTCGCGTATCAGCGCAGATGACCATGACACTGCGTAGCTTGCGCAGTCCGTCTGAGATGACCTGGAGCGCGCGCTCTTTGGTCTCTCGGTCGGACATGCTTCCAGAGGTGTCGACGATTACGACCGCATCAGACTGGGTGGTGATGTACCCGCGCAGTCTGCTCATGTCCGGAGGCTGCTTGCGCGAAAGCCTCCGGTACGTTGGCATTCGCCCGCCGATTGGAGAGGACACAGAGCTTGCGACTACCGATCTCAGGTGGTCGAAAGGACTCGGCTGTGGCCTCAGGAACTGGCTGATGGACTCGATCAGATTCCCAGGAACCCATCCAGGATTGAGAAGCTGAGCCTCTCTGGTCGCTTGCTCAGCTTGCTGCGCAGCGATCACTTCCTGAAAAGCTTCCCAGGTCTCGTCGCGAGATTCCCACGGGCGCTGAACTCCGTCGCTTGCCGAGCCGCCGGACATGACGTCCGACTGAGCAGCCTTGCGACCAGCGTCTTCGCGGCTTCCGCTCTTGCCCTCGCGATCCTGCTTCTGGATTGCCGAGGGCGTGTCCTGCTGCCGGCCCGCAGGCATTGACTCGTCTCCATCTTCTACGCCAGGGGATGCCGGGTCTTTTTCCTGAGTGCCTTGCGGGCTCTTCGGAAGCCGGCCCATGATGAGCCGGTAGTACTCAGTCATCTCCAGGTTCGGAGGGAAGTCGAGCTTCATGCGCAGCTGCTGGCAGAAGCGGCCAAGCCTGACCCCACCCTTAGGAGCGAGGTCGCGCATGCAGTCCATCGTCTGGTCTATCACCAGATCGGCGGCGATGTTCATGCACATCTGCTCTAACGGGCTTGGATACTCCCCGTAACACTCTACCGCCCTTGCGTGGTGGCGCAATAGCAGGTGCAGCGCTTCGTGAAGGATCGTGTACGACAGGCCCTCTAAGGGGGTTTCGACCACGAACACAGGGTCCCAGAAAAGGACGCCGTCTTGCGAGACGCCTAGGGTTCCTGTTCCTTCCGTCTCCACGGGGCGGAGAGAGTACACATACCGTGCGAGGTACGGCATGTGATCGAGCGTTCCCTCCCGCCCCTTCGCGAGCTTCTGCCTGGGGGTCATTTCTGACTCCCGGTCAGGTTCACGATTCGCTTCATGACGTCTGACGGGGGAAGCAGCCCGTCAGGCCGGACGCCTCCGGCTGACACCGGAGCCCATAGCGACTTCCACTGAGTGAGGAACAGCTCGATGTCCCTCTCTCCGACTTCCAGGAAAGCCCCAAGAGCGTTGACCCAACGCTGGCCGTCGGTCTTTGTCCGCAGCTCGCGCACGAGTCCGGTCAGCAGGCACAGGTTGACGTCTGGCCTGTTGCTGTACTCGTACCGAACCTGCCCAGACAGCACCGACTCTGGGTCTATCAGGTCAATGCGGTCCAGGTAAGCCACAAACTCTGACCCCGCCGCATCTCCGACGCACCCCCTGACAAGCTGCCGGAAGACCGGAGACTTGCGGGTGTGGCCGACAGACTCGGCAGCAGAGAGGGTCTTCACCACATAGGACCAGGTCCTAGGATTCGGAAACGAGAGTTGCTCGTCCGAGTCCGGAACGCGCTCCATGCAGTCGCCGTTACCGCGAAGGAAGGACTCCACAAGGGACCCGTACTTTGGGTACATCTCCTTGTGTGAAGCCTCGACCTTCGGGAACTTTGGGGCCCCCCACTCAAGGCCGTTCCTGAATCCCTTGAAGAGTTCCTCGCGGTCCACTACCCACTGGTGGTGGTAGAAGCGAGAGCGCATCGAGGGCGGAAGGGACCGTCCTCCGGGAGCGAGGTGAGGAGGGTTGGCTGCACCCACGATGATCGTGGATGCAGGCAGCACCCTTTCCCCAACCCTGCGCTCGGTAATCACAGCAAGCTCTGCAGCAAGCATGACGTCCGAGACGCAGGTCAACTCGTCCAGGATCAGGAACCCAAGTCCGTCCATCATCTCCTCCACCCATGATGGTGGAAGCATGCGGGTTACTCCCGCTGTCCTGTCCGCGTCTGGGTATCCGGAGAAGTCCTCCGGCAGATGCGTCGCACCTATGAGCAGGTGCCCTCGGCGTCCAAGCGCCCGTGCCAGCGCGAGGAGGACTGTGGTCTTGCCGACCCCAGTGCCTCCCCACGCCAGCGACGGGACTACTTGACACGCTATAAAGAGCGCGTCGTTATTCACCCAACCTCTCCTGGAAGAAGATCTGCAAGTGCCTCAAGCCCATCCACGCCGAACAGCTCGTCTATTTCACCGAGTGCTTCGGCTGACATCCCTTCGTCAAAGAGACGCGCCGCAATGTTTGCGGCCGCCTCCTGCTCCTGCGCTGGCGTGAGCTCTTGAACCTCCAGCTCAGTGTCCTCGCCAGCATCCTCCTCGGCAGTCGGCTCGGCCTGCCCACGGGACGCGAGGTGGGCCTCTTCGATCTGCCGCTCGTACTCCAAGAGCGCCGCCTCGTCGGAGATCTCCGAGTCCGTGGCAGAAATCTCGATGTCCAGTGTGGGCTCCGGCCCTCCGATCAGAGCCAGCGGCTTCTGAAACGGCTTGCGTTCGTCCCACCATCGCTCGTATCGGTCGTCGTCGTAGCGCCCCTTGCTCCACGCCGAGGAGTAGTACCCGACGCTCCTGCCGTACGAGGCAGTGGCGTACGAGTAATTGCTGAACCACGCTCCGTTTTTCCAATGTCCGGCGTCCTGATTGTAGATGGAGTGCGCACCATCCGCCCTGAGGAAAACGAACTTAGAACCGCCGCTCATCTGCTCGATGCAAAACCGATACGACGGTTTGCGCCAGAAGCTCTTGTTGTTTGCGTAGAACTCCCTGAGCACGAGCTCGTTGAAGTGCCACGTGTCGCTCTTGGCCTTGTTGACATTGCAAGCAATCTGCACGACGCCGTTGTGGATGACCGCCAGTCCATTCGAAACCATGAAGGGGTGGCAGTTGTTCTTCTTCACCTCCCCGTGGGTGCGCATCCGGAAGTGGATGATGCACTGATGTTCCGCGAACGGCTCGAAGGCCGCCTGGAATCCGTGGAAGTGATCCACGCCACGACGGACAACGAGCCTGTTGTCGGCCGTCCTGGCAGCAAAACCCCACCCGTCGTCATTGTTCGCCTCGGAGGTCTTGAAGCTCTCCCACGGAATTGTGACGCCGGCTGGCTTATAGATGGCAATGCACATGTGTCAGTCCTCGCTGCTGTTGTTGTGGAACTCGTCGAATCCCCGCCGCCTATTCCTGCCAACCTCTCGCACGTTGCGAGGGCAGAGGGCGCGGTAGTAGTCACCAAACTCACCAGCCCTAGCAAGCCACCAGTTGTGCAGGTGGTAGTACTTCTTGCGCCCGTGCGGCTGGGAAATCCACTGCATAAACACCTTCCAGTCCGACCGACTTGCGTCGTCGGCCGTGGTCTCGCAGATAGGCACACCTTGAACCCATTCGATCACCGCCTCAACTAGCTCCAGGTTCTTGGAGATGGAGGTGATCTTTGGGCTCGGCCTAAATGCCCTAACCTCCACCGTCCGCTTGGGCTCCCTGTTGAAGGCGACGTACCTGTCGCCTCTCCCAGTGTCAGCCTCCCGCACAGCAGAGGGCAGCCTCTTGCAGAACGTGTTGGGCATCCGGCCTGACAGGTCCGAGAGGAACTTGTCGTTGACCGGATGGTGAAAGAAAACGCCCAGCTTGCCGCAGTCCAGCGGACTGACGAACTGACGGCTGATATGCACGTGCATGCCAGCTGATCCGTTGCTCCACGCCCTGACGCGTCCCGCTCCGAACCGCCCTGCAGGAAAGGCGGAGTCGAGAACCCGGCGGTGCTCCTCGACCGTACAGGGCACGGTTGCGAACTCCACTGGGTAATTCCCGGTAACCGATCCGTCGGTCTTCTGGATCAGGTACCCCTTGGCATGTCTCATCCCGGTACGATCCCAGGCGGCATCCAGGCGAGACATGATCTCGCACACGTTGTCTTCGCTGCGGGCGTCACATTCAAATTCGTAGCCCATCCGTGGCCGCCGAGAGAGGCCGCGATTGGATCCATTCCAATCGAGAGCTCCGCACGGATTGCCTCGATGACCACGGGCATGCAGGCTATCTCGGATCGAGCTTCTCACGCTGTCGCGGTACTGGAGGTGCCGCCTGCCTTCGGGCGTGAGAGAACCCACTTGGGCTCGCGCCGTGCTGCAGCTTGGGCATGGGCACACATAGCGTGCCGCGTCCCTCTCGATCACCTCCGACGGGGATGATTCTTCATCGTCGTAGTTAGACTCGTACTCCTCGACCGTATCGATGTACCGCTGATGCGTGTGCTGGTCCGTGAGCGTCCAGCGGTAGGCAGAGCACTGGCATCGGCCGCCCGAGCTGCCGGTTCCATATCCACGCTGCGGCCAAGTGACGTTACCGCATTGGGCGCACGCGTCAGACCTTCTGTCCCCGTCGTCGTCCTCGCGGAACACGAGTGGCGGCAGGCAAGTCATTCCTTCTACTGGCATGTTTAGTCCTTGTGTTAGGCATCCCTGTCGGGGGCTTGGTGTGGGCATCGAGCTCTCCTAGACTGCGGCAGACATAAGAGCGGCGAGCGCCGCACTGTTTGCTGCCTCGTGAATTGCGTGTCTCATGTCGGGCAGGCTATTGCCGAGCGCCGACTCATACATCTGGACTTTGCGACCGAGATCCTGCGCCGCCAGCGCGAGCGCCTGCGCTGACTTGCGCGTCAGATCTCCCGACTCGACCTTGGACTTGATGTCAGAAAGGCTTGATAGCACTTCCGCACCAAGAGACTTCGTGACAGAAGCGATCGTCTCCGGGTCCGTGCTCACCTGAAACTTGGTGATGCCGTAGCCGCGCAGCCCGGATCGATCCCGGAACGTCTCCACCTTGGGAACCGCATCGGGAGGCAGGTAGAACGTGTTGACTCCTCCGAGATCCACGCCGCCCACAAAGGAGACGACGCGATCGATGAGGTTGCGGACCTGGCTCGGGTTGAGCCAGTGCAGGTGAGAGGCAATGCTCTCGGTAACTAGCCTGGAGACCTCCGCTCCTTCAAGCGGAAAGCCCCTTGCAACCCGCAACGTGAGCACCTGATCAGACACCAGCTGCACGCTGAAGAGAAACTCCTCAGAGTTCTGGACCGCCCTGCGGTGGACCTGAACCGCTTCGTAACTGAGCGACCCTTCGAGCGGACGGACTTCGATGACGCCCGTGAAGGGCGCCTTCCGCTGCCGAAAGGTCCTTGCAACGTCCTTCATGGCCTCCCGCAAGGCCCAGCCCTTGTGGGGCTCCCGGTAGAGGTGGCTCCTGGTGAGCCCTAGCTCCTCACACGCGATCCTCACGAGCCCTCTGCGAGTCGGCTCATTGCGTCCCCAAAGGAGCGCGGAGTGTTGTTGAATATCTGGCATTGGCATTACTTCTTCCTTCGTCTGTGCCGGCGGCGGAGCGAGCCACGAGCAGGCTCCGCCGCCGGCGGAGTGAGATCATCAGGTGTCGAGCATCATTACCCATCGATCCATCCGCAGATCCTGGTCGATGGCGATATCGGCCGCGATCTCCGCTTCCTCGCGGTCATCGAACGGGCCGACCGGCATCTCGTCGGTGAGCTGGTTCACGTAAAAGAACGCTCCGGGACGCCCCTCAAACACGCGGGCAACCACCCTTGCCCCGAGGATTACGTCAGTCACCTCAACCTGCGCACCAATGACGTCACTTCTGCTGGACATGCGAACCTCCTGAAATGAAAAAAGCCCACATGGTCAAGCCATGCGGGCCGGGTGATGTAGGGAAACGAATCGAACCAATCAGCCCTTAATGAGGGAGACCGCCTTACTCAGAGCCAGAAACAGGACGCATGCGAGCGTCGCGACCTGCGGGCTTTCCACGGCAGTCTGGCCAAGCCAGAGCGCCACGGTAAACATCATGGATAACTGTTCGGCCATGCGACCGAAGTCGAAGTCTGACTTCATGGATGTTCTCCAGTGCCTGAAAACAAGCACTCACCCGAGCTTGCGCTCGTCCAAGTGCCTCAGAACCTCGCAACAAGGCGCGCGCCTGTTGCGTTTGTGGTGCGCTCTGCGAACAAAGCGCTTCCACCTCCTTGCCGAAGCTGTGTGAGGGCGCATCGCCCACACTCTTTGCCATGCTGTCATTGCGAACTCCGAATAGCCGCCCTGATCACGGCACGATTGCCCTCAGACATCTCCAGCGCCAGTGTCCTGTTGTAGTCCTCAAGCCAGTGGTGGTAGAGCGCTGAGGACGCCAACGACGGTGGGGCCAACTCCGTTGGCCTCTGTGCTACCTGCGCCGCCCGAATCCTAATGACCCTTGGAATCACGAACGCGCAGTGTCCGTAACGTTGCAAATGGAGCGCCTCACGCTTGCAATCGATCATTGCCTGCGTGTCAGACGACGCTTCAAACCTGTCCCAAATCCGCCCAGTCGTCTCGTCCGACCAGACAAAGCTTTCGCTGTGGCCGGTAGACCTCAAGGCCGCCTGGATGGCCAGCTCAAAATCGCCCTCATTGACAGCTACCCACAAGAGCCAGGCGCGGCACTCGTCCCAGCATTGTCGATCAATCGCGCTGCCCTGAGGGTTCTGGCTCCTCACGTTCGCGCAGCTAGCGAAGGAAGGTATCATCCCGAGCCTGTGGAAGTGTGTCATCGACGCTCCTTCACGTTGGTCCAAACGCCGTGTCCGTTGCGACGAAGACCATCGGAGTAACGCCTCTCCATCGCCTCTGCCATTTCCCGACTTGCGGTTTCCTGCACAACGAAGCAGTTGACCGCCGCTTCGTGGTGATCCTCACAGCCGGACCACATCGCGATGATGTGGTTTCCGCCCAGCCCACCAATGAAATGGCGGTACAGCCGGTCCAGCACTGGCAAGGCCGTAGACCCGACGTAGAAGCACGACCCTGTGATCTCGTGCGGGTTCCGGGCACGAAACTTGGCGCAGTTAACAATGCCCGAGAGGAGTTTGACCCTGTAAACAATCATCGCTTTTCCTTTCTCATGTAGCCCGCGTGGACCAGGGCCTTCATTGGCCGTTTCTTGTCACGCGACCTGCAAAGCTGATACACATGAACCGTGGGACCTACGGCAACGCACACCGTGTGGTTGCCTTTTGGGACATCGAAGAAGGCCCCGTCACAGGGGCCATAGATCATCTGGTATCTCCGCATTCCGCCTCCCTTCTGAGGTGCTACTAGTGTTCTCCAGCCCCTGAAAAATAGGGGTTTTAGACAAGGTCTCCGTCGAGCATGTCGCGGGAGTCCTCCACGAGGATCTGCATCAGGTCCTCTGCGTCTTGATGCGCCGAGAACGGCGCATCCACCGACTCGTAGAGCATGATCAGACGCGACAGGAGCGCCCTGAACTCCAGTCGCTGCCTCCTGAGGTCATCGATGTCAAGCGCAGCCAGCCTCAGGTGCCTGGCCATGTCCGACAGGCTTGGCATCGCTGCCAGCACCCGCAGTTTGTCCGTGTCGCTTGCTGCCGTCGCTCGTGGGCTCACCTTTGCTCTCCTTTAGGAATCCGATCCTGATAAACGAGTCCCAAACCTTGTCGATGTCTTCGATAAGCCAGACCCGACTGTGGTCAGATATTGGCTTTCCGCTGACCACCAACTGAGTCACGACACGCATGACTCGATACGTACAGGCGAGCTCACTGAAGCTCAGCGGTGGGTAGCCGCCTGCGATATTGATCAACCGTCCGCTTTCGAGGATCAGCTGCGCCGCCTCCTCGAAGTCCTTTCGGGCAGTCTCGCCGGGCTCTGTAGAAAGCGCCTGGCAGTGGTGCAGAAGCCTTTCCAGTGACTCAGTGAGTCGGAGAACCTGATCGCCTCGTTCTGCACAGAGCCGGGCAGTCTCGGCGTTGTCTCGCATCGTCATTCCGCCCTCCATTCCGTACGGTCTTCCAGCACTTTGCTGGGGAGGCCACGCCGCGCTCCCGCATACCTCGTAATCCGCACCTTCACGAACGCCTTGCGCTCGATTGGCATGATCCACCAGAAGTCCTCCTTGTAGAGGTAGTGGTTCTGGTAGGCCGTGGCCTCCTCGTCGCTATCGAACGGCCCGTGAATGGTGAGCCCTTGCCAGGGCGCGCCGACTACCAACACGACTTTGCTCATGGGCGATGGTCCTTTTAGAGATGGTGATAGGTCACTGCGAATCTGGGACAAATGGATGAGCACCCAGGAGACGCTGAAGGTCTGCCGCGTACTCGTCCTCCCAATCAAGCAGCTTGGATTCGTCCCGAAGAAACTCGTAGTGCTTCTCTTCAGGACTGTCGTCTGCTTCGTGAGGAGATTCTGTGCTCCATCGGTACCCTCCAAGCCAGAAGTCTGGCTCCCAGGAAAGGTCGAAGTTGAACCTGCCGATTGTCATGGTGACGCTTCTGCAATCGCACACTGTTGCCTCCTGTGCCCGCGTGGGCGTGAAATGGTGATAGATCACTTAACGTCTGCATCTGGCCTAAAGAACGGGGCTTGGTGCAGGTACGGGAACGCACTGATGTTCATCTGACTGTAGGTGGACAGCACCTCGTCGTATGACGGGGCGTATCCCCAATCACTCGGGCACACTCGGTCGAAGTCGCCGGGCTCTGAGACCAGCGCCCGCCATATTCCGGTGAGCGGGTCACGACAAATGACAAAAGTCCAGCCGTCACTGCCGGGAATCCCCGAACGGTACTGGTAGATGATGAGTCTGTTTTCGTAAGCGAACCAATCGCTCTTGGGGTTAGCGCTCATGGCATCTGTTAGTCCTTTCTGGAAAGTGGAAAAACCTGCGAAGGCGCAGGACAGGCCGGGTCGAGGGCACCCGGCGAGTCGCGAGCCTTCACTCGACGGCAAGGACACTGACGGGAGTCTCTGGAGCGCAAGTCAGCTCGTTGCTGGCCTTACGCATGACCTCCTTCAGATCGCGCAGCTCCGCATCGCGAGCCTCCAGCCGGCCAGCAAGCTCAGCTTTCTGCTCCTCGACGCAGCTGACAGCGAAACGCGCTGCGTCAGCATCAGCGACAGCGTCGGCCTTCTCTGCCCGAAGAGCTTCGGCCTGCGCCTTGAGTTGCGCAAGCTCAGGTTCGAGGGAGGCGATTGCCTTCTCCCGCTCCTGCATGGCGAGTTCGAGCCGCCGGACCTCGACCTTCGCCGCACGGATCTGATCCTCAACAGTGAGGACCAAGTCGAGCTTCCTGCCGGCGACATCGACGCCCTGCTTGATGGCGGGCTCCGAGCGGACACCGAACACAAACGCCACGACCAGCAGACCAACACAGATGACAGCCTTCATGAGAACCTCCACAGGAAATCCGTCACGGCACAGCTGAACGATCGTCAGCCGACTACCGAGACGGGAGTACGGTGTGGTGGAGGGAAGTGCTGTCCTGCTACAGATGTTCTCCAGTGCCTGAAAACAAGGGGTTTTCGCACGTGGGCTCATCAGCAGGTGCCTTACACCTGGACGCAGGCCGAAGCCCGCGTTTCGCCCTTCACTCATGGACGACAACGAGACGGAACTTCCCGAGCTTCGCGTTGGTCAGCCAGCGCAACGCGACCCACTGGAAGAACACCCCGACGAAGAGGCCCATCGCCACGGAGACGGGGAGAAGCGCTTCCTCCATATCGAGGATGGACGCCAACACGCCCACGCCACCGCCGAAGAGAGCCGAGATGAGAACGGACACGAGGTTCACGATCAGCCCACGCCAAGCGACGCTCCACGCGAGAGCGGCGGATTGCGACCAAGTGAGCTGACCAAGAGAGACGGGGAACAGCAGGGTCTTCATCGAAACCTCCTTGGGAGTGAAAGAAACGGCCATCATCAGGCACCGCATCACGGTGCGACCCTCCGAAGAGGGTTTCGGCCTATCATCAATCGTGCCCCTGACCACTCGTCCTGCGGAACACCGTGTCGCCGCTCTGCAGGGTGATGTTGAAGCACCGCCCCGATCCGTCCTCCCTCTCGATGGAAGAGATCGCGGACATCACCACCCTGGCCTTCCCGCCGTCCTCCACCAGCCAGGGCATCACAGTCCCGCACTGCATAGCCAAGCAGTACTCCAGGTACTGGACCGGGAGATACATGCGCTCAGCCTTGCTGCTGCTGCGGATCTGGTTGACCTGGTTAAGAGCGTCCATGGGAAACACCTCACAACGTCAGTCAGTCCACAGCGAAGTGCCGTGGCTGCTGCTGACATAGATGTTCTCCAGTGCCTGAAATACAGGGCTTCACGCATCAGGCGTGTCACACCACAGGGAGACACACACAGCGCGCTACTAAGGGGAGACGCACGCACGCATGCGATGCGGGAGGCGGCAGAGCTGCTGACTGGCAGGGCCACGCCGCTGACTAAGGCGGCAAGGGCAGTAGCACTAGGGAGGAGGGGGGAAATACGACTAAGTGTATAAGCGACAAGGGGTTACGTAACACGGACATGAACGTGTGCGTGTTACCTAAGTCCTTACTACGCGCCAGGTTAGGTGCCCGCCGTGGCCTAGCCGCCCCCCGAGCCCCCCCAATGCGCGCGCCCCCTAACTAACGTCCCCCTCCTGGATTTTTTCTCACTTTTAGCGTTGCCCTTGCGCCTCCCACCCCTCGCGCTATGATGCGCCGGTTCGGTTCCTTTCACGGAGGATCATCCATGCGCAAGTCGCTGGTTTTGGCCATGGTTCTGGCCTGTTCTTGCACGGCATCGTTTGCCGGTCCGTATGGCCGGAGTCGTGCTGTGAGTCGTTCGTCCGTCTGCGTAGACGGGCAGTGTGGCGAGCATCTGGAGGTTCGCCAGCGGACGGTGGTCCGTGGCAGTGGGGCTCAGGCCCATGCTGAGGCGATGGCAGCGAGCGGGAGGCTCGTCCACGCCGGTGACCACGGTTCCACCTACGAAGGCGTTGGGGTTGGCGGCAGCCCTGAGAGCGCCCTTCGTTCGTGCTGCAATAACGGTGGGTCTATCCTGGAGGAGGGCGTGGCTTACGGCCATGGCCGCTACTGGGCCTGCCGGCGTTACAGCCAGCGGTGATTGAAATGACGCCAGTAGCTCAGTGGAAGAGTCCTGTCATGGGGACGGCGGTTCGATTCCGCCCTGGCGTTCTGGAGTTCTGTGGTGTTCTTGAGGAGATCATGAACATGGCCAGTTTCAATCGGGTGGTGTTGCTTGGGAATCTGACTCGGGACGTCGAGTTGCGGATGATTGGCTCCGGAACGGCGGTCTGCGACCTTGGGTTGGCGGTGAACGACCGCTTCAAGAACAAGGTTGGCGAGTGGGTTGACGAGCCGACGTTCGTGGACGTCACGTTGTGGGGGCGAACGGCTGAGATCGCTTCGGAGTACCTGTCGAAGGGCTCTCAGGTCTTGATCGAGGGCCGGCTCAAGCTTGAGACTTGGGAAAAGGACGGCCAGAAGCGGTCCAAGCTGAAGGTCATCGGTGAGAAGCTGCAGCTTCTTGGCCAGAAGGGCCAGCGTCAGACGGTTGCCGACGACGAGCCCGCTGGAGCTGCGTCCTCCCGCGAGGATCGCGGGTACGACAGGGACGAGATTCCGTTCTGAGCGACGCGTTGCCGGTTCGCTACCGGCTGATCTGTGGGGCGCGTGGTAGCCACAGCGAGAACGACAAAAACTCACGCCCATACACACGACGGAGGGGAGTGGAGCAGTCCGGTTAGCTCGCAAGGCTCATAACCTTGAGGTCGTCGGTTCGAATCCGACCTCCCCCATTCCTTTAGAAATCGATACTCGGCTTTCTTACCGAAAGGATTCCCGTGACCAAGCGCGACGATCAGGCCAAGGAATACGCGGAAGAGTCCCGCTCTCTGGACGGCTACCACCCCATGGTGCGTGACTTCATCCTTGGGCAGGGCTGCTTTTCCCAGGAGGCGCCGGTCGAGGCTGCTAAGCGCGTCGGTGAGAAGATCGGGAAAGCCGCTGCCAAAGCGATGAACGACGCCCTCGTTGAGGAGTTTGCTCCGCGCCCCCCTCTCGCCCCGAAGGATGTTGTCAGCATCCTGGCCGAGGGTGACCGGCGCCTTCGCGAACTCGCGAGCAAGGCAATGGTGAAGTGCCTCAAGGCGCAGTTCGAGGCGCTCGATGAGTGCTGGGGGCTCAAGAGCGTTTCGCAAAAAAAGCAAGAAGTTGCGAAAAATGTGCCGGCCGAGGCGCCAGACTACTTTGACGATCTTAGCGTTTCGCAAAAAGAGCAAGAAGTTGTGAAAGATGTGCCGGCCGAGGCGCCCGACTACTTTGACGACCTTGCCACGGTGGCGATGGAGCGGGACGCTGCGATCAGCGAGCGCGACGCAGCCGTTGCCAAAGCCGCTGAAGATGCTCGCGCCTATGCCGCAGAGTCTGACGCTCGGGCTCATGCGCAGCAGGAGTTGCATGATCGTTGCGACAACGCGTTTGCGCCAACGGAGTCTGCTGGCAACGGAGACGCGGAAAGGCTGCACAGAGAGACTTGGCTACGGCTTGAGCGTGACGAATTGATAATCAAACGAGACGAGCTTATTTCCCGCGTTGCCGAACTGGAGGCCGCGAGCGGTGGCAGGGAGCCGAAACTCGCACCACACGCGAACGCAGGCGGCGAATCGAATCACGCCGCACCGGCCGCGAGCGGCGGCGGCGTGATCCCCGACATGGTAAACATTATCCTGAGCGACACAGACGCCGACGAGAAACACGCCGCGCTGTCCACGCTGGTGGAGGCTGTATGTCCAGGCTGGGTGATGACGCAGGCCGCGAGCGGCTGCGGGGAGCGGGAGCCGGTGGCGTGGACGTTCACTTATGCCAACCGCTCGACCGATGGGCGGTTCTACAACTCGCAAGCGTTGGCCGAAGCAGCTTGTCCAAGAAACGGCACCGTCGTCCCCCTCTACCGCGACCCTCCGCAGCCGCGCGGGTGGCTGACGGGTGAGGAGCGGGAGGTTATTTCCAGCTTCGTCAACGGTCCATACGTAGCGGCGCGACACGCTGGTGTTCTGTCTCGTCTTCTCTCCCGCTTGTCGCCGCCGGAGGTGGTATTGCCTCCGCAACCGCGAGAGATCGACGGAAACAACTTCTACGACCGGCAAGTGTGGAACGCTGCGTTGAATGAAGTGCGGAAAGCCCTCGCCGCTGCTGGCGTGGCGGTGAAGGAGGTGCCGTGATGGGTGGCGCAATCTTGTGTCCGATCTGCGGAAACAATCAGGCGTACTGCAAATGCACGCGCCTTGAGAAGGAGCAGTTTTGGGAGATCGCCCGGCTCCGCGAAGAGCGGCGGTGGGTCAGCGTCGAGGAGAGGTTGCCGGAGTTGAACAAGGCAAACCACTTCCAAGTCCGCTGCCTTGTGTGCTGCAAATCCGGCGGGGTCTGCGAAATGACTTACGAGATCAACACCTACGCCAAGCAAGAACGAAACAGGCAACCACGGTGGAAGTGGCAAGGATTGATCGACCGTTCGGAAGTCACCCACTGGCAGCCGCTGCCGCTTGGGCCGGAGGGGGACGGATGGCTGACATAATCGCAGACGCGAAAACGTGGCTGGCAGAGCAGCCGCAACGCACGCAGACGCACAGCGAGAATTGCCACAAGTGGCATGCGTCGTGCCTCGTTTCTCGTCTGCTGACCGAGGCAGAGCGTCTGAAAGAGCGCGTCGCGGTCCTGGACCGTAGGCCGCCGTTCACGGGACGCCCTGACGACAAGTGAAGAAACGCGCCGGGACGTAAGTCCATGGCAGCTTGGCCGGGCAGTGGGTCCTCCTCCCCACTGCCCGGCCCCCTTTTTCAACCTCCTTGGGGCATAAACCCTACAAGAGGTCTCGAATGTCGTCCCAGCCACCGCCATCTCTCGCCGACATGCGCAAGCAGCAGATCAAGCCTGTGCGCACCGAGCAGACCCCAATGGACATCAAGGTCGAGCCTCCGGCCCGGCGGCGTCGAGTGCTTGAGGGGCTGATGCCTCAGCGTCCTCGCGGGGGTGCGTGATGCCAGAAGGGTTCTCTCGGCGTCCTCCGCAGGACTATCCGGTTGCCAAGCCCGGCGAAAGCAAGCGCTTTGAGCCGCCTGCGGTGCCACGGGCGATGCACTTTCGCCCCTCGGAGGTACTCCACGAGCGCGCTTCTGCGCCTGTGGAGAAGTATTACCCAAAGCAGGCTGAGCGGATCCGAGAGATCCTCGCGGAAATCGTGGATCGGCGCGGCGATGAGCTAAAGGGCGAGGAGGTTTCGCCGGAGAACCTGGAGGCGCTTCACGGGAAGCTGGAAGACCAGCCCGGATGGAACAACGCAGGTGAACTTGCGGAGGCGAACAAAGACAAGCTGTGGATTGATCCGTCTGCGAAGTGGACGATGAGCCCGGACAGGCAGCGGTACATGCAAGGCGTCGGCAGGGATGTCGATTTCCTGAAGGGCTACCTCGACGGCGGTAACGCAGGTGACGACCTGCAAGCCCTGGAGTTCTGGGATCGCAGCAAAGACGCGAAGTCCACGGACAACTGGGACGGCGCCAACTACCAGCGCTTCAGCGGGTTGGGGAATCAGTTCGCGAGCAGCGTCACGGACCGTGCGGTTCCTTTTGGGGCGTTCATGCAGCTGACGGACGCCGCAGGCCCGAACATCCTTCGCTGGCTTCTTGGGGGCAAGACCAGCGCCGAGGACGCACTTGAGCGCACGCACGCGCTCAACGAGTTCCAGAAGCGATACCGCCTCGGCAAGAACCCGGTTCTCGACATTCCTACGCCAAAGCCAGGCGATGGCCCGGTGGCCAACTGGCACGAGCGTGAGGCTCAGCTTCGACAGCAGCGGATGGCTCTTGAGCCACCGTCCGGGCACGATGTTGCCAGCAGTTGGTTCGGGGGAGCGCCTGCGTTTGTTGGCGATGCGGTCGACACGCTCATGTCTGCCTTTGATCCGTCCATGTACGCGAGCCTCTGGACGTCCGTTCCTGGAAAAGCTGTCGCGCGGGCTGCGATGCGAACCATCCCGCCGAGAGCCGCCGCCAAGGTCGGCGCTCGCGACGTTGCCGGCGCTCTTGGTCGGCAGGGTGTCGCTGAGCTGACGCCAGAAGCCGGATTTGCAGCCGCAGTCCGCGCCGCCGCCCCTGCCAGCAAGCGTTCCTGGGTTGATTATTTCACGAAGCCCGAGACCGCAGAGTCGACCCCAGACAACATGTCCGAGTCAGCTGCCCGCCAGATGCTCTCAGGTCAGATGTCAGTCCCCGATGCCAGGACGGCCAAGCCGGTGGACGACTTGAGCAAGGCAGGAACCAACTACCGCCCATTCCCGATGCCCGCAACCGCTTGGAGATGACCCATGGCCCAGCCGTATCGCGCCTTCAGTAACGCAATGCAGTCGGCTCCGCTCGCGCCAAGGGTAGACGCCCGTCGCGCGCTTCGTGGCGACGCGTCGCAGTTCGCCCCAGACGGTGACGACGGTAGCCCGTCCATGGATGAGATGTACCGCCAGAGCGCCGATTGGCCGAACTGGCCCGAGGACCCGTCTGGCCAGATGCCGGTGATGCAGAACAGCCGCCAGGCCGTGCAGGCGACAAAGACCATGCGCGGAATCGACACTGCCGGCCGTCGCGACATCGTTCGTCAGCTCATGTCTGAGCGAGCGAACCAGCGCGCCGCCATGGCTGCGGGTGGCGCCGGTATTGCTGCAGCTGGTGCGGCAGGAGCCTCGGGCGGCAGCGCCATGTTCGCGCCAGCAACGACCCTGGGGAAGGACGATGAAGTCCGGCCCCAGAGGGAAGAGATGTACCCGGAGCCCGAGGACTCGTTCGACTACGGCGGCGAGGCCCTTGGTCCGGTGGGCCCGCGCCCGCGCGGTCCGTCCCGCATGCTGCCCAGGGTTCTCCAGGAGCCGCCAGCGACCGAGGATCCTTTGGCGTCCCGAGATCCGTTCGCTCCCCGCTACAACGACGAGGAACTCGATGAACCACTGCGGGAGGAAATGTATCCGGAGGCCGAAGCCACTGAGGATCCTTTTGCCGCCTACGACAGCAGGATTCGGGAGGAAATGTACCCGGAGCCTGAAGACTCTTTCGGCTACGGCGGCGAGGCCCTCGGTCCGGTAGGCCCTCGTCCGTCGGGGCCGTCGCGGATGCAGCCCTACCTCCCGAACGCCGACAAGCCGCTGAGCCAGGGCGGCTTCCCGTCTGGCCTGCTTCGTCACCTGCTGACGCCTCCTCCCCAAGATCGACCGAGCTACTGATCTGTCGTACAGTCCTGGAGTTCGACCAACTACCAGGAGAGCGCCATGAGCGACGAAACCGAACTCGCTGACATCCCGGAGTCCCCCTCCTCGAATGAAACCGGCTCGCAGGAGTCCAGCGCGCCGGCCCCCAGTCAGCCGGCTTCGTCGCCGCAGGCATCGTCACCCGCTCCGGACGTATGGTCCTCCTTCCGGTCTCTCCCTGACTTCAAAGGGAAAGACGACCGTGAGATTGCTGGCCGCCTGTACGCGGCAATGCAACGAGAGCAATCGGCAACGAAAGCTCTCGCGCAGTATCAGAAGCTGATTCCGTACGGTCAGGAGTATCTGCGATACCGCGAGAGCGGAGAATGGGATCGCTTCCAGCAGTGGCAGCAGTCCCAGCAGCAGGGGCAGCGTCAGCCTCGCCAGGCTCCCCCGCAGCAGTCGCCCCAGCAGGGGCAGTCCGCCCAGGGCTGGTGGAATCCCCCGCAGGTCCGTGAAAGCTCGATGCGCTGGCTCGTCCGCGACGAGAACGGCCGCGAGCAGATCCATCCCGACGCGCCGATGCACGTTCGTGAGGAGCTGTACGAGTACCAGAAGTACCGCACGGACTTTGCGCAAAAGTTCCTGAGCAATCCGCAAGAAGCCCTCGGGCCAATGGTGCAGTCTCAGGCCCGGCAAATCGCGGACCAGATCGTGCAGCAGCGTCTCGAAGAGGTGAGCCAGGTCGGCTACGTCAACGGCCTCGAAAAGGACAACGCCGACTGGCTGTACGAGGGGGACGGCAAGACCCCGAGCCGTGAGGGCCTGATGATTCAGCGATACATCTCCGACGCGGAGAGGCGCGGGATTACTTCGCCCAACGATCGCTGGGACTACGCCTGCGACATGCTGGAGCGCGACCTTCTCGCTGAGCTGCGAGACAACGACGCGCAGCTGGCAAGCCGACGTCAGTTCGCCTCCTCGATTCCGCAAGCTCCGGTGGACGAAGAGGTCGAGCTTGACGACAGCGGCATGGAAGATGCACAGGCCCCTGCCCAAATCCAGGCCGAGCGGGACATGAACTATCTGAGAAGGGAGGCTTCCAGGAATCCCAGCCGATCGTCCGGCGCTCCTGGTCGTCAAGCCTCCGAAGGCCCCATGACATTTGAGCAGCGCCTTCGCGCCCAACTGGCGCGCGACGGACTAGCCTGAAAGGTAGCAGATGGCGTCGGCAACCGACTGGGCACGTACAATTGGCACCACGCTCGTCACGCATCTCCGTGAGGAGGAGCTGACGACCTTCCGCAAGTTCAAGGTGTTCGCTCTCCTTGAGGGCAATGGCAAGGTTGCCATGAATCAAGGAGGTCGAGGCTTCGACTGGCAGGTTCGCTATCGCAACCAGCCGGTGACGTCCAACACCGGAGAATCTCCTCGCGTGTTCGCTCGCCACAACCTGTGGCAGCGCGCGAACCTTCCGTATCGCGGCTACACCGTGACGGACCAGGTGACCAAGCGCGAGATGCTGGAGAATCGTGGCGCTCAGGCGCTCATCGATGTGGCCGGCAAGATGACGAGCCGGCTCCAGGAGTCGATGCAGGAGCAGCTCGGCGTCGAGGTGTACGTCAACGGCAACGCCACCGGCAACGAGGATCGGTTCCACGGCCTGGAGTCGATCTTCGCCATCGACGGCACGGTCAACAAGACGGACGGGTCGAAGCGGACGGCCAACGCTGCCGACATCTTCGCCTGGCCGTCTGCGACCTACGCCGGCCTCAACACCGGCCTCGGCTATCTTGCCGGCAGCCAGCTGGAGACGGGCGCTTGGCCCTACGTCCGGACTGACCCGGAGTATGACTACTGGTCGCCTATTGTCGTGAATTACACGAGCACCTCGCTCGGCGGTGCCACGGCAACCTGGAAGGATCAGTGCATCGAGGCGATGCGCGAGGGCATCAACCACGCGAAGCGCAACGACACCAAGGAGAGCCAGATCGACGCGATCATGCTGAATCGCGCTCTCTACATCCAGTTCCTCAACCGTCTGGATGCTCGCGAGCGCGCGATCGTGTCGAAGACCAACGGCCTCCGCAGCTACGGCTTTGGGGATGTGGTCGAGCTCGACGGCCTGGAAGTGTCGACGGAGTACGCGGTTCCGACCGGCGTGGGCTACGGAATCTCCATCGGAAACATGGAGATGAAGTGCATGGAAGGCCAGCTCATGGTCCCGGAGGGTCCGTACTACAACGAAGAGCTGCAGGCGTATCGTTACGCCGTCGGTGTCCTCGCCAACATCAAGCTGAAGAGCCCGCGCAACTTCGTGAAGTTCGCGGCCGTCGCCTGAACCTCCTGAGAACGATTTCCCGGAAAGGTCCCCATGAGTACTCTGACTTCTGATCCGAAGTTCGCGCGAGGCCAGGTCCTCGGCATTCTGTGGAAGGCATACGACGCCGACAACGGCGATGGCACTAAGGTCATCGGCCAGCGAGTGACGTTTCTCGACGAGAGTCCGATCACGAAGCTGAAGCTGAGCAACCGCACGGTGGACTGCATCGCCGTGAAGAACGTGTCTGGGGGCACGCTCGCCCCTGGGGCGATCGTGAAGTTCCGGGCCAACAACGGGACCACTGACGCAGGTGACGCCGGCCTTTCGCAGGTCGACGGCGTGGCTGCCAGCACCGACACCCTCTACGGTGTCGTCGATGAGTACCTCACGGCCAGCGTGCCGGATCAGGAGGTGTTCTGGCTCGTCGTGTCTGGGCCCAGCGTGGTGAAGAAGGTAACCGGCGCAATCTCCGCCAACGCCGCTCTGACGATCTCGTCAGCGACCGCCGGGTCGGCAGCTGCCGGCACGAGCCCGCTTCTCGGGTACGCCATCAAGGCGGCGGTCTCTGGTGACACCACGGTTCGCGTCCAGGTGTCCTCGCCAGTTCGCGGTTGACGCAGGGAAAAGTGCGATTCGAGCCGGGCGCAAGGGCTGATTCCCTTGCGCCCGGTTTTTTTATGCCTATACTTGTCCCGGTTTCAGTTTCCCATCAGAGGAGATTCCCATGTCATCCAATGAAGAGCAGGCCGACAACCGCATCCGTGAAGGGGTCAAGTACTTTTCGGACCAGATGAGAAAGCTCGGATTTCTCGGCGACACGGTGTCAAATGTTGGAAGAGACCGAGAGGCTGGCCCAGACCCGGTGGTCGTCCTGAAAGACGGGATGGCCCCAATGGTCAAGACCGTCCCACAGGCCGACAGATGACGCCACCAGGCAAGCAGTGTCGAGAGTGCGGGGATTACTTCCCAGACAACGTCAATAACTTCAAGAAGAAGAAGGACGGCACTCTCGACACTCGCTGCTTGGCCTGCCGGCAGCGCGTAAACGCCGGAAAGCGCAAGAAGAAGCGCGTGGCGTACCTCAAGGATGTTGAGGTCGGCGCAGTTGGCAACTTTCTCCAGGTCGCCCAGTCGGGTGGCCAGAACATTCCGCACTCCGCAGAGCTGCTTGAAAGGCTCATGGAGTACTTTGGCGGAACCAGCGGATTCTCAGCGCTCTTGGTCAAGCAGTTCTTCGACAGCCCCCCTGGAGGGGCTGCGAGGACAAAAATCCTTGAGACGATCGTGCGTCTTGTGACCAAGAACACCGATCAGGGCGGGGCCAAGAAGCCACTCACTCAGTGGAGTGAGGACGAGCTTGAGGCGGAGCTGGACGGCCGGCTGCGCGTTTTGGCTGCTGAGTTCCAAGGAAGGATCGTCGATGGCACGCTCGCGCAAGAAGCCTCAGGCCCCCCCGCCTCTCCCGTCAGTGAAGCGGATGAGCGGGTTCGCGATCAGCAAGATCAAGGAGATCCAGGCCGAACTGGCGGACCGCCGGATCGAGGCGCTGAAGCTCTACCGACCGACGCCTGAGCAGGCGAAGTACCACGAGTGCGTCGCCAGCGAAGTGCTTTTGATCGGCGGAAATCGTTCCGGGAAGTCGCTCTGCACGTTCGTGGAGGACGCCAGGGCTGCGACTGCGCAGGATCCTTTTAACAAGTACCCTACCGAGGGCGGCATCCTCATCATAGTGGGCCAGCACTGGGGCCACATCGGAAAGGTGGTGTATCCGTACCTGTTCCGAGCGGGCGCTTTCAAGATGATTCGCGATGCGAACACGGGGGATTGGCGGTGCTACAACCCGGAGACTGACGGTCACCGCAAGGCAGATGCCAAGCCCGCCCCTCCCCTCATTCCGCCGCGCCTGATCAAGACCATCTCCTGGCTGAACAAGGCTGAGCGCCAGATTCAGTCCTGCGAGCTCACCACTGGCTGGATCATCTACTTCTGCTCAAGCCAATCTGACCCCCTGCAGGGTGTTGCGGCCGACAGGGTCCACATCGACGAGGACATCGAGGGCGACGAGAACTGGGTGCCGGAGCTTCAGGCCCGACTCTCGGATCGCAAGGGGCGACTCCATTGGAGCGCCATGCCGCACTCAACAAACTTCGCTCTCTCTGGTCTGCACGACCGAGCCACCTCGGAGTCGGAGTTGGCAAAGGAGCACCCCGACATCGTCTGCTTCAAGCTCCGCTTCCTCGACAACCCTCACATCGATTCCGACGAGAAGCGAAAGCGCATCGAGGGCTGGTCGGCGCTCGGGGAGAACATTCTTCGCATGCGCAGCGAGGGGGACTTCATCTCGGAGTCCTATCTCTGCTACCCGACATTTCACATGGGCGTCCACGGGTACGACCGCAGCGATCTGCCAAAGCTGGTGGTTCCCGATGACTGGACCCGGTACATGATCGTGGATCCTGGGCACTCGGTGGCCGCCGTCCTTTTCGCTGCCGTTCCGCCCGACGAGCAGATGCTTCTGATCTACGACGAGCTCTACATCCGGCAGTGCAACGCTGTGATTTTTGGCGAGCAAGTAGCCAGGCGCGCCATCGACCAGTCGTTCCATGCTTTCCTGATCGACATGCATGGAGGTCGCCTCCGAGACATCGGGTCTGGCCGGCTCCCCGTCGACCAATATTCCGAGCAGTTGCGCATGCGCAATGTGCGGAGTGCCACGACAGGAAACAGCTTCCTGGCGGCGTGCGACGACATCGAAGCCCGCATGACGGCTACGCAGAGCTACATGCACATCCGCCCGGAAGGAACGCCAAAGCTGCGGATTTTGCGCGGCGCATGTCCAAACCTGGAGCGCGAGATGAAGCGCTACCGGAAGAAGACGGCCTACGTAGGCGGATCGCACGTGGTGCAGGACTCACCGAACACGAGGGGCGAGGTTCATGCCTGCCAGTGCTTGGAGTACATCTGCGCCTACAGGCCCCGCTACCACAAACCCAAGTTCGATCCTGGCCCTGACCCCTGGTACGTTGAGGTCGCGCGTCGTCGAAAGAAGCAGATGCTTGGCGATTCCGACGGCAGCTTCATCTACCTCGGCCCCACTACAGGACGAAAGAATGTCAACTGAAGGCACTCCAGAAGTCGGCCTCGGCACGATGGTTCTCTACTACCGGGACCCGCAGAACCTGCGTGAGCCACAGCTGGGGATCATCAGCCAGCGCCCTGGCGCGCAGACGGTCACTATTTCGGTGATGACCGGAGCCGGATTCATCGAGAAGCCGAGCGTGCGCTACAAGGACGATCCGGGCCTGAAGGAAAACCCTGCTTGGCAGCAGTGGGGATGCTGGGATCTGACGGACACCGAGAAAATGCTGCGGCGCGTGACCGGCCTGTCCGCCACGCTGATTGCCGCCAGCGAGCGGTCGAAGCGCTGACTGAAGCCCTGGGGGGATCATGGAAACTGCGGACCTCGACGAAAATCCGTTTGCCAATGGGCAGACGGGCGAGGATGTCTTGCGCGCGATCACTCGCGGGTGGCTCAAGAAGATTGAGCTCGCCGTGAAGCACAAGCGTCCGTTCGCGGAGGACGCGAGCGAGGCTATGGACTTTTTCGACGGCCCGCAGAACTGGTTCTGGCGCGACAGCTACTCCAAGAGCGAGTACGGCTACAACCGATCGATCTCTCCCCCTGGCTTCCGGATGCAGGTCAATCGCGTTTTTGAGGCAGTGAAGCTCTTCGCGAGCGTGATCTATCACCGGAACCCGGTTCGCACGGTCTCGCCCAAGAAGTTTCCGTTCGTGCCGCCGGACCTTCTTGGCGTGACGCCAGACAACATGCCGGCGGTCCAGCAGTACCAGATGGCCGCCCAGCAGACGATGCAGCAAGACGGCGTCCGGCAGCTGGTCTCCCAGCTTCTCGACAAGCTCCTGAACTTCACGCCCGAGGCTCTCAACCTCAAGACCCACAGTCGTCGCGTCGTTGACGAGGCGATCATCAAGGGGGCTGGGGTGTGGTGGACGGAGATGGTGACTGACCCTGGCACAGGCCAGAAGTTCGTCGGCAGCTTTGCCGACACCATCGACGGACTTCTCCTCGACCCGGATGCCCTTGAGATCGAGGACATCACCTGGTGCGCCAGGAAGTGCTGCCATCCGATCGACGTCGTGGCAGAGCAGTACGGCGTCCCTCGCGAGGACCTTCAGAAGACGCTGCGCAATGTGGTGAACGCCAGATCGGCAGAGGTCCGCGAACTGGGGCTCTACAACGATGAGAGCCGAAACCCGCAGAAGCGAATCGGGAAGACAAACGACCTCGTCACCTACTGGCGGATCTACTCCAAGACCGGGTTCGGAGATCGCCTCAAAGACGTTTCGTCGGATTACCGTGGAACCTTCGATTCGCTCGGGCAGAACTGCTACATCGTCGTCGTCGAGGGCTTGGACTACCCACTGAACGTCAAGCCAGAGATGTTGAACGAGCCCGTGGACCCTCAGGCCGGGACTGCGCCGAACCTCTTCTCGTCTGTGCAGTGGCCTATTCCTTTCTGGGGCGAGGCGTCTGGGTGGCCGTTCACCATGCTCTCGTTTCACCGCAAGCCCGGCTACGTGTGGCCGATCAGCCATGTCAAGCCCGCCATCCCGGAGCTTCGGTTCCTTTGCTGGGCTTTCTCGTTTCTCGCCCAGCGCGTCGCAATCAGCTGTGAGACGCTGGTTGGCGTGAGCAAGGCTGCCGACCAGGACGTCAAGGATCAGATCCTGAGCCAGTCGCAGGCTGGGTTCAAGATCGTTGAGCTGAGCGAGATGGTAGGCCGCAGCGTCAACGACCTGATCAGCGTGTTTCAGCTTCCAGACCTGAGTCCGGAGATCTGGAAAGTCATCCAGGCCGTCACCGAGATGCTTGAGAAGCGTCTTGGTCTGACCGAGCTGGTGTACGGCCTGACCAACAAGCAAATGCGATCGGCCACGGAGGCGTCAGTCCGGTCTGAACAGATCTCGATTCGACCCGACGACATGGCTGAGTGCGTCGAGAATGCGATGACGGAGATCGCCCGCAAGGAAGCGATGGCTTCCAGGTGGCTCCTAGAGCCAGACGATGTCGCTCCGATCCTTGGCCCTGTGGGTGCTGCCGCGTGGGCGATGCACGTGGCATCCATGGACGTCTCTGCGGTGGGAAATGAGTTCGATTACCGGATTGAGGCAGGCAGCGCTCGGAAGCCCAACAAGCAGACCAGAATCGAGCAGATGCAGTCGGCGCTCCAGAACCTGGGGCCTGTTCTGTCGAATCTGATTGGTGCTGGCGTTGTTGATCCGTTCAACGCGCTCATCAAGGACTGGGCAGAGTCGATGGACCTCGACGCCACGCCATACCTCGTTCCGCCGCCTCCTCCGCCCCCCATGATGCCACCGCCTGGGCCGCCTGGCCCGCCTCAAAGTGGCGCTCCACAAGGGCAGGAAGGCCCGCCTCCTGGCCCAGAACAGGGGCCGCCGCCTGACGCAGGGCCGCCTCCCAACCTTCCGCAGATTCCCCAGGAGATGCAGTAATGGTGCCATCCGAGGTTCGGGATCGTGGCCCGGAAGCCGTAGCCCACTACCGCAAGATGATTGCCGACGGGCAGACCGAGCGCTGGGCGACAATGTGCGCGCTTCAGTGCCCTCCAGGAACAGCAGGGTCCGATCGCGCTTTTATGCAGCGCCGCTGCAACGGCGAGTACCTAGGCGAGATGCACGCCCCAATGGCGTCTCGCTTGGTGCGTGAAGCACGGGCCGTGGGCATAAACCCATCGGGCAAGTTCTACATGGGCGGCCTGGCTGACAAGCGCGGGCACATGGACCCGATGGCTTGGGTGGGCAGCGTGGATGACGTTCGCCGCGTTGCGCAAGCGCGCGATCTTGAAGTCCATGGGATTGTCGACTACGTCCCGCCGGAGAAGGAACCGCCGAAGCGGGTCGACATCGACCCTGGCCTGTTGAAGGAAAACGTCGATCACGAGATGCGGAAAGACCCGTCCGCCAAGCGCGAGGACGTTGTCGAGAGGGTCAAGGAAAAGATCGTCCCGCACTGGAAGAAGAAAAAGGGGTATCGCTGATGCCATTCAAGATCGAACACAAGTCCTCTGTCACTCCGTCGCTTACAGCCACCAGCAGCGTGACAACGTCTGCCCGCATCCCATGGGGCGCAAACGCCGGAGGGATGATGTTTGTTTCCGCTGTCGCAGGCGGCGCGACAACCATCACCTGGTACGCAGCCCAAGACGCCGAGTCGACCCCTGTTCCCGTCGTGGACGCTGGGGCGAATGTCACGACAGCCGTGACGGCCAGCAAGGCGTATTACGTCCCCGACTCGCTCTTTTCTGCTCCGTTCGTCATGGCGGTCACCAACGCCGGAACCGTCTCGTTTGCCATGGCAGTCAAGGGGTGATCGTTGTACTACGCAGCCCAGGACATCCTCGAATACCTCATGGCGTCTGTGGGCGGCGGTGCCCAGGAGGCGGAGCATCGCGCCCTGCGGATCGCTACCCACAACGCCTTGCGGGACGTCGGCAACGCCAGGGACTGGCGCTGGTACGAGACGGAGGCCCCTCTTCCTGCGCCGACGGACTCGACGAACAAGGTCTATATCCTTCCGGCCAACGTGAAGAACGTAGATTCCGTGGTCCCGCCAGACAGAACCACCATCACGGAGTTCGTGAATCCTCGCGAGTGGCGGCGGCTGGAAATCTACACGCTACCGACACCGAGCCCGCTGTACTGGACGGTCATGCGCAGCCCGACAAAGCCAGATCGATGGCAGATGATGTTTGCCGGCAACCCCTCGGGTATTGACCCCTCTCTGACCTACTACTTCACGTACCGACGCCAGCCAACCCCGCTTCGCTACATGGGATACGAGGAGGTGTGTCGCGATGGATCGCTGACCGCCACCACGGCCCCTGGAGCCGTGAAGCGATATGGGACTGCGGCAAACTTCCCTGAGGGCATGGCGGGGACTCGTCCTTTCACGGCTCAGGAGATCCTTGGCGTTGCCGGCAGTCTTCAGGGCACTCCGCCGAGTGGAGCGAAGACCGTTGTCAGCGACTACCTCGACATGTCTGACCACATGTACACGGCCGTCCTGTCTGGCGCGGACATGTGGCTCGCCCGCCTCCTTGGCAAGAACATCGACGGTGCAACGGCGGTGTTTCAGCGCGACATGCGGTTGGCCATGGAGGCAGACCAGATCACGCCCATCTCCGGTCAGCGCAGCTTTGGGGCGCTCTACTCGCCTCGCGCGATGGGCTACTACTCTCCCACGCAGGCAAACACTGGGGTCTGACCATGCAGCCAACCCAGTGGTCTGGGGTCATCAGCAACGTCTCTCCCCACGCCATTCCGAACGGCGCGGCGGTCGACCAAATGAACCTCGGAACCGAGGTTGCGGGCCAGCTGACGTCGAGGGGCGGCATGAGGATCGTCCAGACGGTCCCTGATGGCGGGGCGCTGGACGTCCACGGCTACATGTCGGGCGGATACTACTACGCCATCTACCTCACGAACCAAGGCGGAATTGTGACGGTCAAGGGGCCTTCGTACGGCGACGCCACGGGCTCGCCCTCTGAGCCGTCGCTCGTGGTCACCGGCAAGCAGTCGGCAACCTCTTACACGCAGAAGTGCATTTCGGCGCTGGAGGACATCTGAGATGGCGCTCCCGGCGTTTTCGGCTGCAAAAGGAATCACTGTCACGACTGGCCCAAACAACGAACTGATCGTTGTGCAGGGCGGCGTTCGAGGCCGCCGATGGACTGGCCAAGAAAGCAAGGAGTTCGTACCGCTCGGCGTGGATGCCCCCACGGTCGCGCCAACCGTAATCGCAGACCCTGGTGCTCCGGATGGCTACTACATTGCCCGCGTCGATGTCACAAAGGGAGGCTACTGCTACAACGCGCCGCCTGTGGTCACGATCAATAGCACGCCGGCAATCGGGACAGTGACCGGAGGGGTCGAAGCCAGCGCCATTGCTTACCTGAATCAGTCGTCTGTCGCCGAGATTCGGGTCCAGAAGTCTGGCAAGTACTACCCTGCCCCGCCGACCATCACGCTGAGCAGCACGTGCGGAACTGGGGCCGTCTTGACCGCCGAGCTAGACATCCCTGTGGGGGCTGGATACGACGCCACAAACGACCCTCTGACCGGGATTACTCAGTGGGAGATCATCCAGGCTCCCACGTATCTGGATGAAGCTGGGGAAGTCTCGGATCCTCTCATTTGGTATAGGGCGTTCAATGGAACGGTGAACATTTCCGCCACGAATGGGACGGCGCTCACAAACCCCCGCCCCACCAACTACCAGCTTCCGACCGGCACAAACTGGGACTCCGCGATCACCTGCTCCTCTACCGGAGCAAGTCCGGCTACTTTGGTTGTCAGCGGAGACACGCGCACCGGCCAGGCCGCGAAAATTAAGCTCACGTTCGCCGGAGCGAGGTGGGTATGCAGCTACGCTCCTGCAGGCGGCCAGGCCCTAAACCACTGGCGGGGGGCCAGGCAGCTGCTCTCCGTGGCGCCTGGAAAGTTCGGGTCTGGCTATGACCCCAACACGACCGTGGTGGTTCGCATCCGCGCAAATCAGTCGAGCTCTAACACAGAGAACGACATTCTCATCTACGGATACCCGACCGGCAACGACAACAACACTCAGGCGCGCGGATACCCGATCAAGAACATTGCGATCACCAACCCTGGATCTGGGTACACAGTTGCTCCCGTGATTCAGATCACATCGAAGTCTGGGTTTGGTGCCGTCGCCACGTGTGAGGTCGCCAACGGACAGATAGTGTCTGTCAAACTCGTCAACAACGGCGGTGGGTACAAGACTCCTCCAACAGTGGAGGCGCTGTCGGGCAAAGCAGAGGCATTCCCTGTAGCTCGTCCCCACCTCAGGGGGAAATACCTGTGCTACTACCGCTACATCGACGACACCGCCGTAGAGTTTGGAGGGCCATTCCCGAGCAGTCTCTCGCCCCCAACGGTGTTTGACGCCGAGAACGGCAAGTCGCGCATTCGCTGGACGGTGGCTTACCCTAACGGCCAGGGGCGTCCAAAGGCCGTCGAGCTGTGGAGGACTACCAGCAACCAGGGCATTACCCTGTATCGCGTGTCCACGCAGCTGGCGTCGGCCTCGTTTTTCCTCGACGACCTCACGGACGACGAGCTGCGGAATCCTGATCGCGCAGGCTATGCGGCCATGCCGATTCTGCTTCCTAACGGAGAGCTGTGCGCAAATCGCTTCGCGATTCCGCCAGACAACAAGGACGTCGTCGTCCGCTTTCAGGATCGATACTGGTACGGCGTCGACACCAGCGGCCGCGAGATGAACACCGTCTACTACTCGGAGGTAGACGAGCCCGAGAGCGTGCCCAGCATCAACCAGATCGTCCTCCAGCAGAGCAGCCGCGACGCTGACCGGATCACGGCCCTCGCTCCCGTGAACAACACGCTCTTGATGTTTCAGGAGCGTCATGCTTTTGCCCTCTCGTTTGCGAGCAACCCAGTCTTCGATGCGCAGGTTCAACCGATTGCGTTTCGGGGCTGCATGGGGCAGCAGTGCTGGGACATCTACGACGGAGTCATATTTGCGCTTGACCAGACTGGCGTGTACTCCATCTCTCTCAACGGATCGGTCGAGGACCTGTCGGCACCAATTGCCAATCTCATTTCCGATCAGCTTGACGTCCTGAACGGCTCAAGGAACTTCCTCACCATCGACCAGAAAACACTCACCCTTCGGGCGTTTGTGTCTTTCAAGAGCGACAGGGCCACAAGCTCTGGCACAGACGCCACGCCGACGCGTGCGCTGTGCTACTCGCTCAGGACGAAGAGTTGGTTCATGGAGAAGTACCCACAGAAGGTGCGGGCGGCTACGGCCGGGAAGCTCGCCCTCGCCACTGGCGCATTCCCCCCGAGTGATGTCCGGAACATCTACGCCTGTGAGTCTGGTCTCGTTGTCCTAAACGAGGGATCGGCCGACCTTGCTCGCGGCGCAGTTACATCTGTTCGGCTCACCAACAGGGGCGCCGGATACAAGACTCCGCCCACTGTGACGGCCTCCGGCGGCGTCGGGGCTGAGTTTCAATCGGTCACTAATGACAGCGGCGAGGTTACGGCGATCATCATCCGCAACCCTGGGAGAGGGTACTCGTCCGGGACTCTCACCATCTCAGCTCCGAACGATCCTTCCTTCGCGTCTCCGGTAGCCGCGACAGCTACGTACACGGCGACATCCACCACGGCCGACACTCCCCTCTACATCCCGTATCGCATGAAGACCGGGTGTGCTGCCTACGTGGACGACTCTGAGGACCCAAAGGCGGCGGCGGCTCAGTCGCGGCAGATTCGCGTGGCCTACAAGCCGCTTGCTGTGTCGAGCCCGCTTGCGATGCGGCTGTACTACAACAACGCGAAGGATCCACGGCGAAACCTGGCCACCAGGGTTCGGGGGACTGGGTTTGCCTTCAGCTCTGTTGACTCATCCGCTCGCATCGATCTCGGCGGAAACATGATCAAGAGCGGTGCCGACGACGGCGTGGCCGGTGCTGTGCTGTCTGGGCGGACCATCGATGACATCAATGCGGACCGTAATGTTGCAGTGGAGATCAGCGGCGCTCGGACCGGGCCAGAGCCTGTCATCGTGTACGGCATTGATGCCGCAGGGACTGGGGGCCGCTGATGTTCGACGCGTCTAGGATTGCCGCGATTCTTCGCTCCTGTGGCGTTCCAATGCGGCAGGCGGCGGAGCTTGCAGGCGTTTTGGGAGGGCGCCGGCAAAAGCTCAAGACAGGCGGCGGCTTGGAGCAGGACACCACCCCAAGCGACCTGCGCGAAGTGACTCCCAGCGCACGGAGGCACCACCTCACCAATCTGGATTTTCGCAGGGGGGATCCGGACTACCGGCCTTCAAAGATCGACGATTCCGAGCGCCGGCGGCAGGCACAGCCTGATCCGGCAATCAAAACTGTGTCTGCGCCTCAGGAGACCGACTCCTCGTACAACCTTGTCGATGGGGCCTATACGTCGGTGGTGGCGGCCGACGGGGCTGTGGCGGTCAACCTGGCCGTTCAGGGCAGCGGACGGGCAATGATGCTCGACCCTCCGAGCAACTCGATCGTTGGAAAGACGCTTCGCTGCGAGGCCGGAGGCGGCGGCGCCAACCAAAACCTTGTCAGGTTTTTCATCGACGAAACAGGGCAAGAGGTTGTCTGGAAGCTGATGCTGGCGATCGATCGCATCCCAATCGTCACCGACATTCGGTACCGCATTGGTCGCGGGATCGAGTACACGAGGCGGACGGCTGCCGTTTTCCTTGACCCGGCAGATCAATTCGAGCGAAAAGTTGTTCCGTTCAAGCAGCAGGAAGTGGTGTCTTCCCTCGACAAGAACGACGCCAACACTTCTCTCATCGCGACCAAGATTAAGGTGGACGTTCCGGCGACAGAGAACTTTGAGACAGACACGTTTTCTTTTGGTGGATCCGCCGACGCCGTTCTCTGCAAGACCACTTCCGCCTGGGCGAAGGGCTCATCCGCCACGCCTCAGATCTGGGCCGGCGTGCCGGGAAGCGAGACGAACACTGGTACGACGATCTCGGCGTATAACCGATACGCCTCAATTCCCACCGGAAAGTTCTGCACGGTGATGCTGCACCGTAGCGGGTATTACTACGTAATCGCTGCGGAGTGCTCGTGATGCTGTTGCCAGGCTGCCAGTGTTGCGGTACGTCTCCGTGCCCAGAGTGTCGGCACTACACGGTTGACACGTTTGACAACAGCCTTACCGCTACTGTCACAATAAACGGCTACAGCATTCCGGTGTATACAGGAGACTTTTTTCCTGAATACGAATACCTGAGTATTCCATCAGAAGTGCAGTCCAATTGCTTTGTTGGTTATGAGAATCCTAAGCGAGCCGGCTTTTATGCGGAGTTCCAGGCAGATAGTGCTTTCAGGGAATACTTCGAGGTATCTGGGTGCCCAAGCGTTCGAGTGTTGCTAAGGATTTACGTTGTTCTCCCAGAATCTCAGTACTATGGCCCAAACAGCAGGCTTGCGCTTCAAATAGAAGGGTACGATATTCCAGCAAACTGCACCGACACCGGCGGGACAGCCACCACATCGCAGTCGTGGTATTTCTGGGGCAACGACCAATTTGTAGACGAGAACTGCACAATTGCTTTGCTCGACTGGCTTAGCACGCTGACCGTGGTCACTACATTTGCGTTTGACCCTTGCGAGTGCCCACCATGACCGACCCGGTCAAGCTGTCGCGGCAAGCGGTTGCATCGTTCGCGGCAAAGCGAAAGCCGGGCTACGAATCCGCGTTGATTGCCGCCGCCGTCTCCTCTGATGAACGGTCCGTGACGATCACGCGCGTCGACTACGACCGGCTCCGAGACGAGTTTGCGTTGGCCTGCGGCCCTGGCTGCCAACTCCGCCGCTCGCTGGCATGGTTGAGAATCCGCGACGACGGCTCCTGTGGCTGCAATTCCTACGCTGCGCAGATGGACGCCTGGGGGCCCGACGAGTGCCTCCGGCGAATCGAAGAGATCGTCGAGCACCTGCGGCAAGCCGCCGAGAAGAGGGGATTGATCTTCAACGAACTCGCCGCCCGCCAGCTTGTTCGGGTCGCCTGCGGTCTGGCTCGGAGGAACGCCCGCAAAGTGGCCTCCGAGGGGACATAAACCAAGCAGAAAGGGCCATCCCATGCTTGGCGGACTCATTCAGCCGCGATACATCACGAGCTACTCCGGTGGCGGCGGGAGCCGCGAGGCCAGCTCTTCGGCCTCGTACGACTACTCTGGCCTGGAGGACCACCTCAAGTCCCAGGACATGGTGGATGACCTGCGGGCGCAGAAGTACGCCTCTCTTTACGGGGGGGATGTGGCCGGGAGCGTTGCGACTAGCGACAAAATCCGCTCGCTGCTCGGCAAAATCAACGCCAACGCCCCAGGGGCGACGGAGAAGAGCCCTCATACGGTGGTGAATCCACTTGCGAAGGTTCAGAGCTCCAGCGGGTCCGCTGGCGTTCACCAGCGGGAACCTGATTTTGAGGGTTATCACGACTATCAGGATGGAATTGGGGCGGATCAAGACAGCCAGCCGGCCCCGCCAGAGTGGAAGCAAAACCTCATTAACAAGAACAGCGCCCTCAAGGACAAGCGTCTTGGCCGGATGGTCGAGATGGGCCACATCGCGTAAGGAGTGCAGGCATGTACGGAATGAAGGCTTTCGGATACCAGCCCTTTGGGCAGGCTGCGCGGATGATGCAATCTGGCGATCCAGACACGGTCGCCATGGGGGAGAGCATCGCTGGGGAGTACGGGCGAGATCTGAACCGTGACAACCACGAACAGGGCCTCCAGAGCTCTGAGCAGAGCCGCCGGCAGTACGACTCCGAGACGTCCCGAATGATGGGCATGAAGAAGATTGGGGTCCTTGGCGGGCTCCTGAGCGGGCGCATGCCAATCGGCGGGAACTACTGAGATGGACTTCCAGTACGGCAACTACGGCCAAGCCATCGGCTTCGGAAGCGGCGGTCTGCTTGCCGGCCTCATGCCTGGCGGCAATCCCGCGCAGCAGGCGGCTTACGGCCAAGCCATGCAAGGGGCTTCTCAGCTTGCGCTGAACCGTGCCCAGGAGAACATGGGGTATCAGCAGCAGCAAGCGCAAAACGAGTCTCAGCAGCGCCAGTCCGGCAACCAGAACAAGGCCCAACGCCTCGGAAATGAGAGTCAGGAGCGGATGGGCAAGGGCGAGCTTTCGACTCGCAAGAAGGCGTTCGGCATCGGCCAGCAGTTCGGGTATGCCGGAATAGACCGGCGCAAGCAGCTTGGGATTCAGCAAGGCGTGCTCAACGGCCTGGCGGGAGGCGACTGATCATGGCAATCGGATCTGACCTGACGCTTACCGGCGGGACGTTCGCCCCAGGCCCGCCAAAGCCAGCGCCTCCCGGCTGGCCGACCAAGCCACAGCCAGCCAAGGCCGCTGGGCAGTCGAGTCCTTACGGTCGCGCTCCGGGCGGAATCGGGGACGACATCTCGCAGTCGGCAGAGAACAACGCCATGGCGATGGGCGCTGGCGCTGGGATGGCGTCACTTCAGAGCATGGACCGGGCTGGAGTCTCGCGCGGAAAAGGTCAGAGATCTCGGGCGGACGTCGCCCAAGCGGGCGCGGACATCGGCGGCCGGATGCAGTCGCAGCAGATTCAGCAGGGAATCGCTTCTGCTAACGCAAAAAACCAGCAGGGCTACGAACAATCCATGCGAATGGAGCAGCTCGGAAACCAGGGCTTGCTGGAGGGCCTCAGGAGCCAGGGCGCTCGCGAGCGTCTGGCTGGCCAGGGCTGGACCCAAGACATCTACGAGGCCCTGGCGAACGGCCAATTCAGTCTTGACCAGATGCAGCTTGACATGTCTCCGCTCCTGCGAAGCCTGATGGGCTGATCAAACTACACGAAAGGGTGTGACATGGCTGACGATGTCGATCTCGAAGACCTTCCGCCAAAGGCGCTGCGGAAGATGATCCGCACCCTCCGCGCGAAGCTCAACAAGAAGCCAGGCGGTGATGACGAAGAGGACTCCGGCTCCGAGAAGGAGCGCGAGGATCTTGCCGATCTCCACGAAGACTCCAAGGGCAAAGGCCACAAGCAGAAGGTCGAGAAGGACGATCTGCCGTTCGACTTGGAGGGCGGTGACGCCGAAGATGAAGGCGAGGAAGACGACTCGTCTAGCGATGAAGAGAAGTCAGTTCCGCCGAAGAAGAACCCGAAGAAGTAAGGGCCGACATGAATCTTTGGAGACTCTTCGGCGACGCGGCTAAGGGGTCGTCTATTCCCAGGGCCGACGAAGTAGCCAAGAACGCTGCTCGGGTTCGCAATCTAGCCATGCAGGCCCGGCAAGCCAGGGCTGGCGCGGATCGCGTTACGGAACTTCCTGACGGAAAGACGGCCACCACTCTTGGCGGCCCGGTCGAGCGCCCGCAGGCCCCCAAGTCTTCGCGAGAAGAGGTCGAGGACCTCATCACCGAAGGCAGTCAGATTGCGCAGGACGAGAAGAAAGCTCGCGCCGGCACTGCTGCGGCCATGGAGGCCGAGCGCAAGGCAAAGAAAGAGCCTGCCCAAGCCGTCCGTTCGGAACGAGAAGCCATCGAGTTCTGGAAGGAAAGGCTGGCGGAGGCGCAGAGGGCTGGTGACGACGCTGGGGTCGAAGAAGCCGATAAGGCCCTGCGAGACGCTTCGCAGGCAATGTCAGACACCAGCAAGCAAATCACCGGCATCGAGCGCGCCTCGCAGAATCAGCAGAAAAAGGCTCAATCTAGCCTCGACGCAAGCGTTGACCGCAAGACGGCGCGTGGGCTTGTCGACGAGCAGGACCCCCAGTACCGCCTGTCGCAGAAGATCCAGGCATCCAGCAAGAAGCAGATTTCCCTTTCCCGCATCGTCGATCGCCTGCGAAACAGGCCGACTGGTATGGCCGGAAAGGTGAAGGCTCGGCGCGACAGGATCAAGGCGGGGCAGGCGGCAGACGCCGAGCGCGCACGCCTGAGCGGCGTTGTCGTGGACGACACTCCGCTTCCGTCGTTCGCCGCCGAGTTCAAGCGCAAGGTCGAGGACAGCCTGACTCCCAAGATTGGTGAGGACGGGCAGACGTACTTCGACACCCTCAAGGCCGAGACCGAGGCGCGAGAGACCATCCGCAGCCTCGGAATCCGCCAAAGCTCTCCAGGCATGATCGGTGGGATCAAGAACCGCCTGAAGGGAATTGCCGACACCGTTCGCGACGCGGCGGAGTTCTCCGGGCTTCCGGTTGGCCGCCCAGACGAACTGCCGGATATTCCGATCGACAAGGACAGCCTGTACACGACCAAGGACCTTGGCGGGACGACTTCGTACCCGGCTGATGCCAACGAGCAGCTGGCGACCCTGCGGCGTCGCTACGGCCTTGACGACAGCGCTTCCATTGAGGAAGTAACCGCCAACATCGCTGCCGAAAAGATGGGCATTCAAGATGCCACTCGGCATACAGAGCGGCTCACTGGTCCTGCCGGTCAGCCACTCCAGCGCCAGTCCTCCGAGCCAGACTTCCGCCCGTCGCTTGAGGACGATGGCAGCCGCGTCTTCAATCCGGAAGACCAGCCCGTCGTCGTCAAGGAGCGCGACGAGGTCGCCACTCCGAAGTACAAGCGGACGGTTCTGGAGGCCGCTCCCGGTGGCCTGCCTCGCAACAGCGAGCTTGAGAACCTGCGGAAGCAGCGCGACGCGATGCTTCGCGGCGGCGACTCTGAGACTCTGTACGTCGATGCGAGCGGAACGGCCCTCGGATGGGATGGCGTGCAAAAAGCCGATCTGGAGCGAATCGACGCCAAGATTGCGCAGCTTGAAAGGCTCGGGGCATCGTGGCGCAGTCCACGGACCGCTCCAGGGGGCTCCGGTCGTCCTCGCATTGCGGTTGATAGTGCGGGCCGCCCTATTCGCCAGGACACTGGCACCAGCGTTAAGGTGACCTCCAAGCTCGTTGCGTCAGACCCGAGCAAGCAGATCGACCTCGACGAGCTCTTGGCCGACCGAAATCTTCCTGGAGTCACCGAGGCTGAAAAAGCTTCCTACGACAAGAAAATCAACGCACTGATTCAGACGCCTGACTCTTCCAGGGTTGTGACACGCAAGGTCGACGCCGCTCCGTCAATAACAGAGCGCGCCCTGGCGTTCCTGGAGGGAAGAAGGCCGGAGAGACGGCAGCGCCTTGAGCAGGCTCTCGCTCCGAAAACCAGGGACAGGTACGTCATCGATGGCAGCGAGGACGCCGATGACCTTATTGTTCTTCGCCAGCGCGGAACCGGCGATAACCAGAAACGTGTCAGCAACGAGGTCATTTTCCGCCGTACCCCCAACGGAACGTACGTTCGCTACGCGCCTGGCGGACCGTCGTCGCCTCGCTTTGAGGTGGACAAGCAGGAGCTTTCGGAGTCTCAGATTGGCGACTATCTGAACCAAGGGTGGGAGGTCTACCAGCAGCCTGCCGGATCGAAGCTCAAGCCGCCAAAGGTCAACGACCCAGCCTACCTGGCTCAGGTCGCCAAGGAGTTCTACAGCACCGCCCCTGGCTCCGAAGGCGCAAACATCCGCAACGTGCAGTTTGCGCTCCAGGGCCTCGACGAGATCATGAAGCTCAGGGGCAAGGCTGCCTACATGGAAGCCCTTGAGGTCATCGGAGAGTCTGTCGGCAGTGGAGGCGGCGACCGCGTGAGTCGGGTTCGCGCCGGCAAAGAAGCCGTGAGGCGGATGCGTGGACACGTTGCGGACATGACCGAACAGTCCGGTCTTGTGACTGCTCCTGGTCGCAGGCTCACCAACGAGAAGGCTAACAACCGGCCCGACGCTCCTCCGTTCAGTCCAGTCCCGAAGTCACCCGAGGATATTCCGTGGTGGGAGTCGTCTGGGGCCAAGCCCGCTCGTCGGGGAGCCACTGCCGACTGGAACCAGGAGTCCAAGGACCTGTCCCGTCAGGTCTACAAGTCCCTGATTGCAGACGGAATGCCGCACGCCGAAGCCATGAAGATGGCCACCGAGGCTGGTGCTGGCTCTGAGTCTCTTCTGCAGGGGGTCAACCAGTGGGGCGACAGCCCAGAAGCCCTCGCTCTCGCATCGCGAGCCCTCTCGGATGCCACAGTCGCCCCTGACCCCAGGGACAGCGCTGCAATCATGGCGCAGGCATCCCGAGAAGCCGGAGAGATTGCCGCCAGAGACCGAGCTGCGGTTGGAACTGCCATTGATCGGTACGGAGCAAACCAGAAGTTCTGGTCTACGCCGACCGGGCAGCGAGCTCGTGAGCTGTACGCGAAAGAGGTCAGGGTCCTCGACGCCAATCGCGCCAAGGGCAAGCTCAACGACGAGGAATATCAGGCCGATTTAAGAGACTGGCACAAGGCTTCTATCGCAAAGGCAATCAGCGAGTACGAAGACGCTGTTGTGGCTCAAGGGGGCCAGGCCGTTGCGTCCACTGTCACGCCCGAAAGCGTCGTGAAGAAGTTCTATCGCAACGGGACAACGCCCGACGAGAGCGTAGCCAAAGCAGCGGTCGACAACTTTGCTCGTCGATTTGCAGCTGGCAAGCTGGACTTGGAGGATCCTGAAATCCTTCAGTTCCGGCAGAACCATAGCCAGGAGATCGAGGCCGCCCTGAACTTCATGGCGACGCCAGAGGGCGAGGCCATGTTGGGTCGTGCGCCTTTGTCTGGCGGCGATCGCGTCAATGAGCTGACGACCGATGACGCGATGCGAGCGTCCGCAATGGCGAGGATCGTTCAGACCAACGACCGCGCCAAGGCGTTCTCTCGCGCTAACGTCCAGCGCAACGCCAGAACGAACCCCAACGAAGTTGCTCTTGGCGAGGGCAATATCGATGAGGAGATCGATTTCGCCGGCAACACGACCTTGGAGCCTCTCACGCTCAGCGAGCAGAAGTTTGAGGCCGCAGCAGAGCGTGCCGCCCAGAGCGCGCGCATCAAGCTTGCTGATGCCGAGCAGGCCGTCAAGGACGCCGAGATCGCCAACTCAAGTGCGCAAAACGACCAGCTTTACGGCAGGCAGTTCGAGGCCAAACTGCGACTCGACGACGCCATTCGCCGCCGCGACGAGCTGCGCGCTCAGGTGACCAGGCCAGTTCGCCCTAATGACGTCCGTGACAAGGCGACAGAAGCCGCCCAGAAGGCGTTGAGCCAAACGGCCGGACCTCAGCCGTCGTACATTCCCGTGTCTCAGATTCGGGCCGCTGCAAGCAAGGTCGCTGCAAACATGAAGGCACGCGCCGTCAAGAGCGCGACCGACCAGCTTGCCAGCGCCCGTCGTTCTGGCGACGCTGCCGCCGTTGCGGAAGCAGAACGCGGACTTGCTCAGGCTCAGTCGATGAGTGTGCAAGCGCCAGTGCTGTTCAAGGCCAATGAGTCTCGAACTGCGTCAAGCAGGATTCCCGCTAGCCTTGATGGATTGAACGCCCAGGTTGCAGCGGCAGAGGACAAAGTTCGGCGCGCATCCGGTGCGGACAAGAAAGCTGCCGAGAAGGAGCTGCGCAGCCTCATCTCCAAGTATCGACGCGTCGTCGGCGGAGACAGCCAGAAAGTTGGCAAGTCTTCCGCAGCGGCCTTCGACGACCTTGCGACAAACCTCATTGAGCCTGCTAAGCCTGGCGAGCTGACTGCAGAGACGCAGCGTTCCCAGTTCAACGCGCTGCTGGCCCCCAGGACGAAGGCCACGATTGGTGCCACGGGCGAGCAATCCGCAGGCGCAGCAGACCAGGCGATGAACGACGTGGCCGCTCAGAAGAGAGCGATCCTTAGCGAACAGCTTGGAGGAGGACAGCCGACGCCGTCTGGCCCAACCCGACGCTCCTTCGAGGACACGCCACACAGATTTCTTTCTGAGCTTGCTGCAGAACTTGGCCTCGATCCGTCCAGCCAGGACGACGTAGGGCGACTTGTTGCCAGCGCCCTGCAAGGAAACACCGCCGGGCGCTTCAGCCAGAGCCAGATCTCCGACTTCTCGCAGCGAGCAAACCAGTTTCTTGTTGACTCGGGCATGTTCAAGTCGCAGCCTTCCGGCGCTCAGCGTTCGGTGAGTGCAGTCGATCAGTCCATTCCGCACCCACTCGATCCGCTTTACGGCCGCCTGCTGTCGGACGAGAAGATTGCGTCGATGTCGCCCGAGGAAGCCGCTGCTGAGCTTGCCGCCAACCGCCGGCGAATGGACGCGCTCAACAAGGCTCGGCTCTTCAAGAACCCGCCCACAATCCGTAGCCAGCGCGAGGAGTTCCTCCTGGCTCAGCAGGACCTCGACGACATCATCTCCGAGATCACGGGCCAGCCCAAGAGAGAGCTGGATTTCAAGTACTACGGCGATCCTGATGCCGTCGAGAAGCCCCTCACCCTTGATGATGCCGACGATCTGCTCGACAAGATGCGTCGGCAGGAGCAGCTTCTCATTCGGCGCTCTCCAAAGACGACCGCCCCCCAGGAGCTTTCGGGTAACCCAGAGGACCAGATCCGCGACATCGACCTCAAGGGGCTCGACAGAACGGCCATGGCGGAGGAGGCGGCTGCCAGGGCAACGCCTGCTCCGGCTCGCTCGACTGAGTACCCGGTCCTGTTGTCTCAGGAGGGCATCCGCCCGTACGTCGGGAGCGGCCTTGGCGAGCTCAACAGAAACCTCCCAGAAGGCGCAAACGTACTTACGGTCGCCTTCACGCCTGAGCAGGCTCGACTGATGGCCCAAGCCGGGCTCCAGGGAGATGTGTTCTCGGCTGGTGGCCTGCGTCCCGACAGTAAACTCAACACGATTCCCGCTCCGGCGGAGCCTGGCGTGCGCATTGCGCATCGCGTCGAGAACGAGTCCGTCACGCTCCCGAACAATGAGCAGGCGCGCCGGCGCAACGTGTCTTTCAATATCGCAAGAAAGTACCAAGGGAACGGCCTGGCCGCCGAGCCGACGGTCAGTGGCGGCGGGATTCTCGTTGAGGATGGCCGGGTTCCGGCAACCCACAGCGTGATCGCAGACTACGACCCAGTCTCCAAGAAGTTCCTCGGCTTCTACCAGCTTCCGGACCCCGACACGATCGATCGGTCGGAGGAGCTGGCGGGGGGTCTCCGGACCGCCTATGTCGGAGGCGAGGAACTTCCGTTGGGATTCAACCCGAATCGGCGGGGTGTTCCGCACATCGTCATTCCGCAACAGCGCGCCCCGAGACGTCTCGGAGAATCGCTGCCGGTCGACGATGTGACGTTCGATGGCGGCACCCTCGACAACATGCCAGCTGGGCCACAGGTTTCTGGAGACATGGACCTTTCCGGAGGGTCGGCGGCGATTGATCAGCCGAGACAAGGAACCTTCGTCTCCCCGCGCATCCGCCGCCGGCCGCCCGGAGATGCTCGCCCGGCGAACGAGCTTGAGGGTCCGCTCGTCACGGAGCGTGGACGGGCGAACGTCGCAGAAGCCCAGCGCCAGATCGAGGCTGCCAGTCGCCTTTCGAGCGATGCGGTCGAGGCTGTCGATGCCGAGAACTTCAGTCAAGAACAGCCACCTCAGGCTGGTATTCTGAGTCGAATTGGCGGGGCGATGCGACGAAATCCAGGCAAGACGGCGACCGGACTGGCCGGGCCGGCGGTTCTGTACGGAGCGGCAAACGCCCCGCAGGCCGTAGTTAGAAGTGCGGCCCTGACTGCGCTCGGGATGATGAGCGGGGGTGAACCCAGCCTGGGAGAGGACACAAACATGGTGGCGGCTGCGCCGGTGATTCCGCGCCAGGCCGCCGTCTTGGACAGGATTCGGGCGTCTAGGGCTGCCCCGTACCTGACTGCCCAGAACCCCATGCCGTACTGAGGACTTCGATGGCAACCGAAAGCGACAGCCGCCGCCAGAAACTGGCCGACCTGAAGGCAGAGAACGACCGGCGTCGGCAGGAGGCTGGGGGTGTAGCCGTCGCGGAAGATCCGGCTGGCGCTAGCGGCGCGGACATCATGTCGGCGCTCAAGGAGCGAGCCTCCGCCAACGGGTTCAATATCCAGACCGAGCCTCCCGCTGCTCCGGCGCCCCCGCCACCTCCTCGTTCCCCGCTCCAGAAAGCGCTCGGGTCCCAGAGCCCAGAGTCTTTCAATGCGCAGATCATGGCGCAACAGGAGAAGGCGAAGAAGGAGCGTGCCGCCAACGACGAGGTGGAGAGCTGGGATGCCAGCCACGCTGAGTGGGAGAGAGGCGAGCAGAAGCGCCAGGAGGCGATGAAGGCGGAGATGGCTGCCGGCCGCCCTATTGACTTGGCGGATCCTAGGTGGCGGGCTACTCAGATGCCGCGCCCTCCACGCCGCATCTTTGAGGGCGGAGCGCAGCTCGGTCCAGACGGCCAGCCCGTTAAGCCAGGTGCGACGGACGTTCCAGCGCCAGGGAAGAATGATTGGTCAGCGGTCGACCAGTTCACGAGCATGGGAGAGCTTGTTCCCGGCAGCGACGAAGCCAACTACCAGAAGGCTATGGATGACCTGGATTCGGCAACGATCGACGGCAAGAAGATCAAGCCGATGGAAGACAAGAAGAACCCACACGCTCAGTGGGAGTGGTCAAAGGCTGGCGCAAAGACCGCAAGCAAGTCGGCTCGTGGCGAGAAGGCTCAAGAGCAGCCTGCGCAGAAGCCTCGCGGCGGCGACCGTCGCCCCATGTCTGACGTTGGGCGTCAAGTCGAGGACGCCAAGGCTCGTGGTGCGGAAGCGCAGAACCGCATCGACAACAACCTTGGACTTTCTGGAACGGAACAGCAAGCCGCCATGTTCGGCGCTGACTCGCTGCGCCCCGCAAAGCCGTCTCGCGCTGCCGCGCCCGTTCGGCTCCCGCAGCAACCGGCCGCGCTTGGGGCTGGAGATGAGATTCCTGACGAAGAGCTGACTCCCGAGCAGCTGGCCATGCGCTCGGACCGACGCCACATTGCGGCTCCGATGGGAGCTGTAAACGGCGGCTCAAAGTGGGGCCGTCGCGCGGTTTCTGACGCGGACTGGAAGTCGATTCACTCTGTCGATCCGGTCACGATGGCAAAGGTCAACAAGTTTGGAGCTCTGCCAGAGCTTGGCGTTCATGCCGCCGAAGACGGAACGGTCACTCCAACCAACGCCACCGTTCTTGGTCGCGTTGCTGACATGCTCGGGATCAGCCGCGAGGTGCCGGAGGGAGAGCGCCTCGCTGAGGCGAACCTCTTCTATCAAGAGCAGGCGCGCATGCGGAAGTCCCACGACGCCGTGGACCTTCCGACAGGCGGCTCGATGTTCACCCCGAACGCTGGCATGAAGGCTGGCATCGAGCAGCGCAAGGGGCTGAAGGACATCAACGACTTCTCCAAGGCGCACCCCTATCACAACTCCCCGTACGAACCTGGCAATCCCAAGATTGACCACATTCGTCAGCTGCGCGATGCCGTGAAGTCTGGCGATATGGACACCGTGGCATCGCTCAAGGCTGAGGTGCGGGCCGACAACGCCGACGCCAGGAACCGGGCCTACAAGGACCAGCTGCGCCAGCGCGGGGCCACGCAGAACATGCGGAATCCTGCGCTGGCTCCCGCGATGTATCAGGACTCGGTTCGCCAGGCGTACAAGTCTGGCGACCCGATGGACGTCGCCATGGTCCGCGAGCAATACGGCAATCCGGCCGGAGCCCAGCGCGCTCGCGAGGAGCGCCTGATCGAGGGCCAGACGGAAGCCGAACGCGACGTCGGGATTGCGAGCGCAGACGCTGCTGCGGCAGTCGGGCGCTCAAAGGCCGACGCCGAACTTGAGAAGAGCAAAACGCCTGCGGAGCTGGCTAACCAGTCCATCAACAAGTTCATGGGAACGGTTTTGCAGGAAGGCTACAACATGCCTGCCACTGCCACCATGAACAACTTTCACCGGCTCAATATCCAGGCAACGGCAGAAGGCAAGGAACCACCGAGCGCCGACGACTCCGAGCGTCAGTTTGCCAGGATGCTGCTGGAAAACCCGACCGTCGTTCAACGGATGGCTCAGAACCAGCGCGGAGACTTGCTCTCCATCGTCAAGAACGTAGCCGCAAAGGTAGCTGGAACCAGTCAACTGCCGGAAAACTGGACGGCGCGGTCTGCGGAGGAAGACGGCATCTTGGCCAGCAAGAAGTCCATGATCAACGATCTTCTGGCGAAGTCGCTTGGGATCGATGACAAGCACCCTCTCTACAACGTGATCCTGACGCACGTTCTGGAGTCCAGGAAGCAGCCCGGTAAGAACTAACAGGGAGGAGGCCCCATGCCGCAGGGACTCTTCCCCGCATTCGAGCGCCAGGGCGATGCCGTGAACTCGGCTGTCCGCAGGAAGCTGATGACCGATGTGTCACGCAGCAATGGCGGCACGCTGTCCGACATCGCGTGGCTACTCGACACCCCTGGCTCTGTGGTTCGCGGGACTATTTCCGGTCTTGCTGACGGCGATCCGCTCAAGGGCGTTCGTGCGCTCCAGCAGACCGATGACGAGCGCATCTCCGGCCGGGAGCTGAACCAGCAGCTGGGCCTCGACCCCACTCCAGGCGAGCGCACGTGGACGAACTTCGGGACCGGGCTGGCCACGGAGATGCTTACCGATCCGCTCAGCTACGTTTCAGGTCCCGTCAAGGCCCTCACACCAGCAGGCAAGATTGCCGCCAAGGCTGGCCTGCTTGAGCAAGCGCCGGAAATCCTGTCTCGCCAGTTCCTCGCAGGCCAAGCCGCGCCGGAGGTGGCTGACGCAGCGTCCAGGACGGTCAAGGCCATCGGCCGCGAGGTCAGCCCGACCGACATTCTCGGCAGGCCGCTTGTGGGGCGCAGGCAGGCCCTTAGGAGCGGCACGCTTGGAGACCTGATTGACTACGCCGCCGACCCGGATCAGGCGCGAGAGGGCGTCCTGGGGGCCCTGAGAGGCAACACCGACCAGCTTGAGAAGCTGCGCTCCCAGAAGCTCGGCAAAAGCTTCGGTCTTGGGCTCCCGTTCATGGACCCATCCGTCGCTTTCGACGATCCGATCGGTGTCGGCAAGACCTTGGGCGACCTCCAAGACGCAGCTGGCCAGGCGCTGCGATGGAGCGCCCCTGGCAGGGCATACAACATGCTCACCAACAACGACGTTGGCGGGGCGTTTACGGCGAACGATCAGATGATCTCGGCTGGCACCAATCTGGCAAAGCGCCGCGCCTCTCAGGCGGCTCGCCGGGACGCCACCTTTCAAGCCGCCAAGCTGCAGCAGTCGGAGCCCGACGTTTTCTCCGAGGAAGGCAACCGAGCGCTGGGTCGGCTTATCGAAAAGCCCACGGTCAATAAGCTTCAGTCTGTTGACGACATCTGGGACTCCGACCATCCGGCAGCCAGGGCCTACATGGACTGGTGGGAGCAGCAGTCCAAGCAGGCCAACCAGAGCTTCACGGAAGTTGGGCTGAGAGGGGTCAACTTTCAAGACACGAACATCCAGGGCTACCTTCCCCGCAAGGCGGAGGGAATGCTGGAGATGGCTGGGTCTCGGGATCCGTCGCTTGGCCGCCAACTCAGCTCGCTTACGAGCGATCAGCTGCAGCGCGCAGACGAGATGATGGTGCCCGGCGGGCGCGACACGCTTGCGTTCGACCTGTCAAAGGACCCTTTCGTTGCCGGCGGCAAGCGGCAGGCAGGAACTGACCAGCAGGCTGCGCAGCACATTGCCGAAAAGCTCTACGGCAAACGGTTCCCTGTCACCGAAGATGGTTTTTCGGCCTTTGACAGGGAGTACAAGTATGGCACTCGCTACTGGACAAAAAACGCGAGTGGAGACGACGTCTTTAGCCCCAGCCTCAGCAGCAGCGAAGTCCACAAGAAGGGCGCGTTTGGAACTCCAGCGATTGATCAAAATGGAAACGAGGTGAACTGGGCAGATCCAGGAGATCACCAGGATCTTTTCATCGAGCCTGGGAAGCCTTCATACAGCCCGCAGCAGATGAAGCGAGCGATGACCCTCGCCCAGCTGCTGCACAAGCTTCCGGACCACCTCATCAAGGATGTCCCGCTGTTCGGGCAGCATCCCGTCGAGATGATCACACGATACATGGAGGGACGCGCCGGAGCCGAGGCAGTCCAGGGCTCGCTCTACGACTCACTTGCCTACATGTCGCAGATGACCCCAGCCGACCTTGTCGGTGGCGGGAAGCACATCTCCATGAAGGAGGCTCTTGCCCGCATCGGCGCCAGAACCGTGCAAGACGGAGACGAGGTTCTGGGTGGTGCGGTGCAGATGCGGGGACGCCTCGCAGGCCGCTTCAAGGCAGACGCAGACAGCATTGAACTGTCCACGTTCTCGGTCCCAGAGGAGGCTGTTGATCGCCTCGTTCGGGCCAGAGATGCGTACACCCAGCCCGAAGGCGCAAGCCGGCTGATGGAGGGGCTGACCGCCTACAACGCGGCTTGGAAATCCAACATTTTGAGTTGGCCAAGCCGCATCGTGAGGGACCTCTACAGCGGTGCCTATAGCAACTGGCTGGAGGGCGCCCTCTCCAAGCGAGGTACGTTTGCCGCCAAGGGTCTCCTCAGCAACGGACCAGAAGACCAATCGTTTGTGCGTGCGCTCGCAAAGATGCCGCTCTATGGCGGCGGGGCCGACGATGCGGTTGCCCGATTCTGGGCGGACCTCGACGCCACAGGGCTGATGAAGTCCTCTGTCGCGGGAGACAGGGGCCTGATCGTCTCTGGCGGCAACCTCATCGACTCCCTGCCAGGCGCGATGCCAGACACTTTTGCTGGCGCTGCGAGCGAACTCGGCTCCCAGCCGGGCCGAAGCTGGATGCAGTATTTGGACGACATCCGCCCCACAATCGATCGCAATCGACTGGAGCGCAATCCGCTCGTTCGGGCTGGGGCTCGGGCTGGCAACCTCTCCGACAGGATCAACCGTCTCGGCGGGTACATCGAGCTGCTTGTCCAGGGGGTCGCGCCGCAGGAGGCGGCTCGCAGAATGATGCGGGCGCACGTGGACTACGGCTCGCTCACGCCATACGAGCGGAAGCTGCGCGACACGGTCATGCCCTTCTACGCCTACTTCTCTCGGTCGATGCGAGAGGTTCTTCGCCAGCTGGCAGAGCGGCCAGGCGGACGATACGGACAGGGGATCAGGACCTACGAAGAACTGCAGGAGCCTGAGGAGGGGCAGTACGTCCCGTCGAGTGTGCGTAAGAACTTCGCCGCCAAGCTCCCGTCTGACTCGTTCTTTGCCCCATCAGATCCATCGGTCACCCGCTACCTGAGCGACGTAGACCTCTCAGGTTATGATCAGCTGAACATGATCAGGCCGAGGGATCTGCGGGCTACGGCCAATGAGATTGCAGGGCAGGCCAACCCGCTGTGGCGCACTCTCTACGAGACGCTCATCAGTGGACGAGACTCGTTCACGAACCGGCCGCTCGACCAATTCACCCGTGGCCCGGTCAACAAGATTGTCCAAGCGGCAACGGGCCAGGAAGGCGTCGTCAACCCGATGCTGGAGAAGGGGCTGGAGTTGGTGCCTGGAGTGTCTCGTCCGCTTCGGGCGGTCGCCAATTTCGTGGACCCAAACCTGCCAATCGGGTACGGAAGCCGAGCGCTCTCTGGCGTCGTCAACAACATGACCGGCGTGAAGTTCCGGGACTTCACCCAAGACGACCTCGACCGTGACGCTATCCGGCGGCTGGAAGAACTGGCTCAGCCGTACACTAGCGAGCACTCCACGCAATACATTCCGGAAGCCCGCAAGCCGTTTGTGCCGCAAGAGGCCCTGGATCAGGTGGACATGGCGGCGCAGCTGCGTCAGCGCCTCAAGGCTTCCGGGCACCGGGCACGACTCTCATCTCTTAGAAACTAAATACGTCTAGCCGATGCTCGGTGGTCGGGATGTGTTTCCGGCCAGCTGCGATTGATCGAGGTAGTGGCGGGCGGCAAGACCGGGCGTCTTGTGTGCCAGGAACCACTGGGCCTTGCCAGGGTCGCTCATTTCGATGTGCGTGGCTGCAGACCTGCGGAGCCACCTTCCGCTGCCGCTTCCGCCGGCGCGGTCAATGAGTGCCCTCATCAGGCGGAACGAGTACCTGCGCGATGCCACCCACCCAAGAATCCTTCCGTCAGGGCTCGATGCCAGCATTGCCTCAGCTGAATCTGCGCACTTCTTGGAGATCTGTCGGGTGCAGATCACGCCGGTCTTGCTCGTCACCCACGACACCACGTTGCCGCGAATGTTGTTTCTGGCCCACGAAAAAATGTCTCCGTATCGGGCTCCGGTCTCGTAGCCCAAGAGCACCCAGCACCGAAGGAAATCCCCGACGTTTGCGCCGTTTCTCAGCACCTTCGAAGAAAATCCATCGGCACTCTTGACGAGCGCGCAGCAATGGGAGATAGTCCACGCCTGGACAGGAGGCAGTGGTGTACGCAAACGCATCACGCCCCTGGGTGGTGCGTCGACGAGGCCTTCCTCCCACGCCCACTTCAGAAGGGTCATCGCCTGACGCCTCTCGTTGCTGAGAGTCACGGGCGACACGGAGTCTTTTCTCGCATGGATGTGAGCGTTTACGGCAGCCGCCGACAGCCCGGTCAATCGGGATGCCAGCTTTCTCATTTGCCGCGCGTACTCGACGCTGCAGATCCTAGAGGCCAAGTACATCTCGCAAGCGGCGGAGGCGTTCATGGTGGATGATTCCGTGAAGTACGAGAACATACCCCACGAAACCCGGACGAGCTTGGGCGAGCCCCTAGCTCGACAAGCTAGGGGTCATAGGTTCGAGTCCTATATCGCCCATTCTGCCTTGACCACCACGGTCGAGGAGGGGGAGTCCAACGAGGACTACCACTCTTCGGCCGGGTGGTCGAAGAGCCAGCTCTGGGATTTCGTTTCCAGGGGACCAAGGTACTTCTACCTGCGGCACGTGGCGAAAGCCATACGCCCCGAGGAATCGGCAGCGCTTTCCCACGGCACCCTCCTGCACCGATGGCTGGAGGTTGGGGACAGCTTCTGGGGCGAACTCGTCGTCCCGCCGGCCAAACTCCTCACGGAAACAGGCCGCGTTGGCAAGGCAGCCAAAGAGTGGCTGGCTGAGAATGGAGCGGGCAAGACGCCAGTTTCTCAGCAGGAACTCGACCAGCTACGCTGCGAAGCGGACGCGGTTATGGGCCACGCCGCCGCCCGTGACCTGATCTCGGCAAAGATTGCCAGTGAGGTCAGCATTCGCTGGCACCACGAAGACGGCACCCTTCTGCGCTGCCGCCCAGACCTCGTGTCCGAGGACGAGCTCGGCCCGATCGTCGTCGATCTCAAGACCACCAGGGAGGCGGATGTCCTCACCTCCTGGTGGCGGTCCGTGATGGATTACGGATACCACGCGCAGGACGCGCACTACCAGTGGGGCATGGAAGCGGCGGGCATGGACGCCCGCCCACTGGTCTTCATCGTCGTCTCGACGGTTGCCCCTTACGACGTCGCTGTCGTGAACCTCCCCTCCGAGCTGGTCCATGTCGGCCGACGCCGCATGGAGTCAGCCATCGCAGACATCAGTGTCCGTTTGAACTTTGATTGCTGGATGCCAGAGCAGCACGGCGAGGTGGTCGAGCTGCCTATCCCATCCCACATCCTCAGGAGTCTGTCATGAGCGAAACTCGCAAGGTCTACGTTTACCAAGATCGGTGCCCTGAAGGCACAGCCAAGCTTGCTGGCGCACTCGCCAAGGCGATTCCCAACATGCAGCCGCTGGTGCGTAATTGTGTCAGTCACTTTGCCAAGAAGGGGCCGGACGGGAAGGTTGCTCCCGACTACGCCGACCTTGCCGCATGCCACAAGTCCGCAGCAAAGGCACTTGCCGAGCAGGGTCTTGTTGTGATTCAGACCGTCACGATCCTGGACGCAGGCGACACAGCCCTTAACACTCAGTTGCTCCACGCGAGCGGCGAGTGGATCAGCAGTGTCATGCCGATCAAGGCTTCGACCTCAGACCCGCAGAAGTATGCCGCTGCTGTGACCTACGCCCGCAGGACTGCCTACTGCGCCATCGTTGGTCTCGCTGCCGATGACGATGACGACGGATCCGTGGCACAGGCCGCTGCCGACAAGGTCTCAGTCGATGAAGAGGCCCGCATCGAGAAGCTTTTGGCAAAGGCCATTGACGAGGCGAAGACGCCAGAGAAGCGGGCGGAAGTGATCGCCAGGGCTGAAAAGGGCGTCCAGGCCAATCAGCTGACCGGAGCGGCGTTGCAGAGGCTGGTCGCTCGGGCCGAAGTCGCATCTAAGGCCGCGATGCAGGCCAGGGCGGTGCCCGCATGATCAACCAAGAACTGATGGAGACCTCGCGTCTGCTAGTCGCAGCAGTTCAGGACTCTGACAACTTCACGGTGGACTTCCTGCGGAAGCTCATCTTGAAGTTCGTGCCGATGCTGCTCGGAGAAATCGAGATCCTTTCTGGAATCGCTGAGCAAGTCGCCGGCAAGCTCGGAGACCCGGCTGACATCGCTTCGATTGAGGTCGTGATGCACGAGGCTGCGGCGACTATGCCCAAGAAGGGCAAGCACAAGCCCAAGAAGAAGCGGAAGGGGGGACGCAAGCAATGATCTCTCTACGCGACTACCAGGGGCAGGCAGTGCAGAGCGCTATCGACGCCCGTCGTCGAGGGCGGAATCGGATTACCCTGTGCAGCCCTGTCGGCTCCGGCAAGACAGCGATCATGGCTGAGCTGTGCCGGCTGGCAAAGCGACCCATCGCCCTGAGTCCTTCGCTCAACCTTATGCACCAGCTTCACGGGAACCTTGAGGGCTGGCTTTCGGAACGGGTTGGCGTCGAGCAGGGGCTGCACAGGCTCAACAGCATTGCCGGACTGAAGGAGCGGGTGGCTGTTTGCTCGTACGCCAGCATGATGTCTTACGAGCGCGGCGAGAAGCGATATCGCAAGCCCTGCTTCGATGGCACGACGCTCGTCATCGTGGACGAGTGCCACCTCAATGTGACGGCAGCATTTCGCCAGATGATGTCTCATTTTGAGGGCATGGGAGCGACCATCGTCGGCCTTTCTGCCACGCCATACCGAGGCAGAGGAAAGCCGCTCCCCTACTGGGACCGGCCGTGCTTCAGCTACTCCCTGCTCCAGGCTATTCGCGACGGTTACCTTGTCCGCCCACGAGCAGTGATCTGCGAGAGCACATCCATCGACCTGAGCCAGGTCGAGGAGGTGGCCCACGAGTGGAGGGACGACCAGCTGAACGCCGTCCTTGAGGCTGAGCGAACGGTGCAGGAGCTTTCGAGCCTTGTCCTGCAGACGTATCACAAGAAACCCTCCGCTGTCTATTGCAACAGCGTTGCCCAGGCGAAGCTTCTCTCTGAGGTCTTTGGTCGGTACGGAGTCCAGGCATCGATCGTCTACTCGGCGCAGGGCGACGAGGAGCGGAAGTCGAACATGGACGCCTTCACCAACGGCGAGACGAAAATCATCTGCAACGTCGGGATCCTGGCCTACGGCTGGGACTTTCCGCAGCTGATCAACATCTACAACGCCGCCCCAACGCAATCGCTGGCGGTCTACGAGCAGCGGATCGGGCGTGGAACCAGGCTGCTTCCAGGCACCATCGACAACAGCATGACGTTGGAGCAACGGATCGAGGCCATTGCTGGCAGCGAGAAGCCGCATTTCAATATCTATGACATCACCGACACAAGCCGGTCGCTCCAGCTTGTCAACGCTCTGGATCTCCTGGACCAGATGAGTCGCGACAACGCCGAGCGCCGAGAGCGGGCGATGAAAGCCCTGAAGGATGGCGGCGACGTCCTTGACCAGATTGAGGCGCAGGACGCCATAGATCAGCAGGTGAGCCTTGAAGATCCCGAGCTGAAGCAGAAGCGTTCCCGGCTGCTGGTTGGCGTGTCTTTTGGCCACGAGGACCGGGATCTGTTCTCGGAGCCTGAGGCTCCGCGCGAGAAGCAGAGAGGATGGCGGATGCTGTGGGGCCCTCACAAGGGCAAGCTTCTCCGAGACCTGCCGACAGACTATCTGGCCGCCATATCGAGGCGGTGGTCTCCAAAGGGGGGCGGAAAATCCAGGGCTCTCCACGCCGCGATTGCCACGGAGCACCAGCGAAGAAGGGCCTGAATAAGCATGGACTCACGCCAGATTGACGACAGGGCCATCGGTCAGATCGGGCTGCTTATGGCGGCCCAGGAGCTAATGAAGGCTGGCTATCAAGTGGCGGTACCTCTCGTTGATGTTGGGTACGACCTCGTGGCAATGAAGGACTGTCGCCTATGGCGCATTCAAGTGAAGGCGACGGCACGGACTGGCGCGAAATCAAACCGATTGAGGGCAAGGAGGGGTGTCTCAAAGACAAGCTCGTACACGACCGAGCATTGCGATGCGATCGTTGCCGTTCACATTCGGCGCAACGCCATAGTGTGCATGACTCTCGAACAGCTGAAGGGAAGGCTGTGGATTAGTTTCCACAATTCGTCTTGCGCAAACATGTTCGACGCGCTTCAATGACAAAACATCAGGCGACTGGCTTGGGAAGACCTTGCGGCAGTCGCTGTAGAACGCCGGTACCGCAAGGGATAGGACGACACCGGCAAGGGTAGCCCACAAGGTAGATGCCCTAGTCCTCGGGCCGCAGCAGGCTCGCAAAGAAGCTACCAAGCCACCGGCCGCTGCGGCACG